ATCCATAACTAATAATCAATGCTCGTAACCCATCAGGTGTAATGGTAACTTGAGTAGGACCTGTACCGACAGTAATATTAGATCCAGCAGTCCAAGAAGTTGTACCTACTGGAACCGATTCATAAAGACGGCCAACGGTATTTACTCTTACTGTAGCACCAGCAGAGTACCCAGTTAATGCAGCCAAGGTCGTTAAATTAGCAACTGTAACACCTTGGATTGTACTAGAGCTTGAGCTGCTTCCACTAATCTGTTGTTGCCAATCTACACCAGTTCCGGTCAAATATAATGTTCCAGATGGCGTGCTTGTTCCTGTTGGCACTGCTACATAATGATAACCATCGGAAGCTACATATGCACGATAACCAACATCTGCCCCACCAAAAGAAGTTAAATCAGATTGGGTATCAGCATATATATTTTGTAGAACTTGCCCTAATTTATGAATTGCCATATTACCCTTTAATAATTTATCTTATGAAAGTGCGTGCCATATCCTATAGAAGATATATGATAATCAACAGTAGAGTTATCAGTATCCGATGTTGAGTTTATTCTAAAACCAGTTGTTGATCTGTTGGCAAATGGAGTTGATAATAAACCCATATCTCCAATTTCATCCCTACAATTAACAATTAACGATTGAATTGCAGGATTCCAATAAGGAACCGTAACATCTTTAATACCAGATACTAATGTTGTATAACCATCCCAAGCCCCATCATTATATGTAAGCGCTTGTGTCCAGGTTAAATTTAATGATAAATTTGCTATTAAAACATCTTGTACTGTTCCTGTAAGATTTATTGTTACAGATGGATTATATAATAAACTACTGTTCCCATATATACGAAGACCAAACCCAGTGTTATTATTTCCACTCAACCCAGATCCACTTTGAAATGCTACTATACTTCCCTCTAATAATGACAAACCTCCATTTGTAGATCCAAAAATCTGTAATCCAAACATTCTTATTAACCCATAATCAATTTCTACTCTTGCACCCTCTACAAGAACATTACTCCAAAATTGATTAAATCCAATATGACCACCATTACTAAAAGCATTCTTTACATAACAACCCCATAACTCAGGGCTAAGTGTTGTTTCAACCTGATGCATATAGCTAGACACCACATTAAGAACATCTGAGTTTCTATTATCTGCTATAAAAACCTGATCAAAAATACAACCAATAGCATATGCAAATCCATCATATACTTCAATGTTTGTTGCACCAGTTATTTCAAAACATTCTAAATAAAATGTTGGTTTTATGGTTGTGTTTAAATTTGACACTCCGGTTATTCTTATATCAATTTCAGCAAGAGTAAACGGGGTTATAATATCTACAACCTCAGAAATTATTGGAGTATAGCTTTCTGGAAACAAAATTGAAAAATTAATAAGATAAGGAACAGTTAATGATAATGATTTAACTCCAACTCCTCCCCAAGCAGGATTAGCCGTTCCAGCAAAAGCATACGCAGGACCACCAGAAGCATTAGGAAATTTCAATACCTTACCAACTGCAGTTGAACCATTATTAGTTGTAAATGACAAAATAGATGGTTTGGCCGCAACAGATCCATAAGTACCATGAGTAAAAGCACTAAATGAAGAAATTGTATCTGCAACAATATTAGAACTATTTACTGATTTTATACTAAAGGTTAACTCTGGTTGTATAAAATGAATATTAATTTTTATATGTTCATTTGGCGCATTATTTAGATAATAAACAACAACAGATTGTGCCAAATCAACATTAACACCACCCCATCTATTGGTTATTTCTTTAAATGTCTTTATCGGTGTTCCAGAAGTATATCCAGTATTTTCATCGTTTCCAGCAGTTCCATCAATATACCAAGTTGCTTGACTTAACCACTTGGTATCACTTGTTCCTTGTAAGGTTTGCCAATCAACTCCGGTGCCTGGTAAATAAACAACTGGATCTGGGAAAGTTAGTGGAGTTACAGTGCCAGATCCACTATTCGGAATTAATGCATGAAGTCCATCAGGAGTGATAGCAAGTTGTTCAGGCCCGGTCCCAACTATAATATTGGATCCAGCAGTCCAAATTCCACCTGAGTAAGTTAACGGAGTTACAATATTGGACCCAAAGTTGTTAACTAAAGCGCGCAGGCCATCGGGTGTAATAGAAACCAATTCTGGTGATGTGCCAACAGTTATTGGTGATCCTGCAGTCCAAGTACTCCCTGAATAAGTTAATGGAGTGATTGTATTTGACCCAAAGTTAACAACTAACGCACGAAGCCCATCAGGAGTGATAGCAATAGAATTAGGAGTGGTGCCAACAGTTATATTAGATCCTGCAGTCCATACTCCTCCAGAATAAGTGAATGGTGTAACAGTATTGGAACCAGAACAATTGACTAACGCACGTAAACCATCTGGAGTAATTGCTGCCCAACTAGGTCCAGCACTAACAGTTATTGGGGATCCGGCAGTCCATACCCCTCCAAAATAAGTTAATGGGGTAACATTATTTGAATTAACATTTGGAACTAATGCTCTTAACCCGTCAGGAGTTATACTAACAGTATTAGGAGTGGTGCCAACAGTTATATTAGATCCGGCAGTCCATACACCTCCAGAATATGTTAAAGGAGTAACATTATTAGACCCTTCATTAATAACTAAAGCTCGTAAACCATCAGGAGTTATGACAATCCATTGAGATGTAGTGCCAACAGTTATATTAGATCCTGCAGTCCACACACCTCCAGAATATGTTAAAGGAGTAACATTGGCTGATCCTCTGTTAGCTACTAGTGCTCGTAAACCATCAGGAGTTATAGCGATTAAATTAGGGTTTGTACCAACAGTAATATTAGATCCAGCAGTCCATACTCCGCCTGAATAAGTCAGCGGGGTAATATTAGCAGAATTGTAATTTGGAACTAATGCGCGTAGTCCATCAAGTGTAATGGTAATAGAATTAGGACCTGTACCGACAGTAATATTAGATCCAGCAGTCCAAGAAGTTGTACCTACTGGAACGGATTCGTAAAGACGACCAACAGTATTAACTCTTACTGTAGCACCAGCTGAATACCCAGGTAACGCAGCTAAAGTCGTTAAATTTGTAACAGAAGTTCCATTAATATTTGTAGGCGCAGGAAGCCCTTGAATTAGAACGGTGGAAGATCCGTTATATAAATTCCCCCAAGTATTAGTTGCATTACCAGCATCAGGATAAGTTATCTCCCCAAGAGATGTAGTTAAATTTATAACTGCTCCTGCACGAATTAACAATTGACCCGATGCGAAAATGTTACAGCCAAATCCAGTATTGTGATTTCCCGATAATCCGTCATTGATTATAAGCTGTCCATTTGGGTAAATTTGCATTGCTCCTATTGATGACCCGAAAATTTGAAGACCGCCATAAATATTTAATCTTCCGGCATCTATATCAAAACGCCCGCCCTCTATAAGTGTGTCGAAATAGTCAGTATCCCAAGATATATGCCCACCGTTTCCAAATTCATTGAGGTAAAAACATCCATAACTTTCGACTGCATGAATATCATCAAGTCTTTTAAATCTGCACGACACAGCATAAGACAAAGACTCATCCTGTTGTTCTATTAAAGATGCTTGATCAATTATACATCCAAGCATGAGACTTGGACCAGTGGGACATTTGACACGATAAGATCCAGTAGTTTCAATTAAATTTATTTGAAATATCTTAGTTGCTGTTATCGCTAAATCAGCAATTCCATGTATTTCCAAGTTGATTTCAGCTATCTTGGTAGGGGTTAAAAACTGAACCGCTTGTGATGGAGCCAATGTTGCTGTCAAGAAATATAAGTTACTAGCTTCATAATAAGGAACAGTGCATGAGAAACTTTTGGTCCCGGTTCCTCCCCATGCAGGATTGCTAGTTCCGGTATAAGAATATATTGTATTTCCTCCAACAATAGCCTTCATAACTTTGTTGACCAAGGATGCTGTTGTGTTCGTTGTGAGCGTAATAATAGTTGGAGCAGCTGCCACGCTCCCGTAAGTACCGTGAGTGAGCTGAGATATGGAGGCAATCGTATCAGAGATTAATACAGGACTCCCATTAATAATAAAGGTTTGTTCAGGTGTTGAAAAGTATATCCTTCCTATTATATGTTCATTAGGCGCATCATTAATATATATGATAGTAACTGATTGAGGTAAAAAGATGTCTGGACCATTACATCGACGACTAAACTCTGCCCATGTTTTTATAGGGTGACCACTTACCCCTGTGTTTTCGTCATTCCCAGCAACTGGATCAATATACCAAGTTGCCTGGGTTAACCAATAACCATCAGAGCTTCCTTGAATAGTTTGCCAATCGCAATTAATACCAGTTACATAAGCATAACCATCTACCTTTGATGTTCCAGAAGGCACTGATAAATAAGATCGTCCAACAGTAGTAACACGAACAATACTACCAGATGTATATCCCGGAAGAGCTGCAAGACTAGTTAAATTTGCTACAGTGATTCCAAAAACAACAGGAAAAATTCCGTTATTTTTTTGAACTAAGGTATCGACTACTTCAACATGCGTCATCTTAAGTCACCGTCCAGAGAGTACTTCCAAGATTAGGCTGATTACTCTTCCATAAATCATAATTCATTGTTACCCCATTAGAGGTCACAGAAACAGAACTTGCAACCAAACTAAAACCACCCGAAAGAACCCCAAATGTAAATATCGGTGTTCCATATGAGGATGGTAATGCAAAATAATCGTATTGATTTACACCCATTACATCAGTGAAACTACAAGCCCTAGATGGTAATAATACAGATGTTGCTAACCCCGTAATAAATGCCGCGTTATAACCTCCGCCTGGTACGGTAGATGGGCCATGATAAATTTTCGGGGACCAAGTTACAGTTACACCAGCCGTCTTAACTACACCACTAGGACCAGTAGCACTAAGCGTAGCAACCCAAGTATCATTGTTAGCCGTCTTTTGTACACTACCTGCTCTTGTACCACTAGCGAAAGGAGTCAAAAACGTCCATACTCCAGAAGTTGTATCAGTAATGCCTGTTGGAACTATTGCTGGTCCACTTTGATATGTAGCAGTAGCCGAAATGGATGAAATAGTAGTTCCAACCTCAACGACAGCCGCATAATTTGTTCCAGCTAATGAAAAACCTGTAATAGCAAATCCTGGAAGAATATCGTCTTGAGTAAGCTGTCTAAGAACATTTCCACTACCAGAACCAATTATAACCTGTTCATTACCAAGCGTAGGTAACACACCACTACCACCACTAGTTCCAGTTCCACCTGTTTGAGACCAATCAACCCCAGTTCCAGTTAAATATGTTATTCCTGATGGTGTTCCGCTTCCGCTTGGTACTGCTACATAATCATAACCATCAGAGCCAACATGACAACGATATCCGACAGAAGCATAAGCAAAGCCAGTCATATCAGACTGAATATCTGCATAAAGATTCTGAAGATAAGGTCCTAATGCATGTATTGTCATATCTGAGCTCCAATAAATATATCAAATCTGTTTAGCGGTGTTACAGACCAATCTATTGTAGACGTATCACCACTAGAATCTGAATTTATAACAAATTGAGTCGTTGTTCTACTTCCAGATGGCACAGAAATATCTCCAATTATTCCAACTGGTGTATTGCGATTAAAACCAATAATTGAATTACTTGGAATAAATGGAACCGTAATTGTTTTAGTACCAGCCACAAGCGTAGTGGTTCCAGCCCAAACACCATCATTATATCCGTTAGCTAATTGTGCCCAGCTATAATTTGTTGCAACATTGGTTCTAACAATAACATCTGGCGCTGATCCGGCCCCTCGTAAGTTTAATATAACATTTGCATCATAAGTTAATTTTGCTCCTGTATAAATACGCATCCCAGCTTCTGTATTTCCACTTCCTGATAATCCACCAGCCGCACTCAATCCTGTTTGTATATTTAATGAAGCATTATTAGCTAAATATAAACCATTTGTTGTAGCACCAAACACTTGTATAGAATCAACTACAAAATATTGACCAGCGAAAATTTCAAGCTTACTTCCTTCACTTAAAATATCCCACCAATAAGTTCTTCCGCCAGGTGATAATTGTAACTCTAATGCGTGAGTAGCTGGTGAACTAACATAAGGACTGTAATGTGAAATTGATGTTGTTGCAATAGCTGCCATTCTACAAGCAACGGTTCCACCTAAAGCATTTTGACTATTTCTAAAATCTATATCCTGATCAAATTCACACCCAACAGCTGTCCATAAACTTCCGTGTGTTTCAATAGATGCTACATCAGTTACATGAAGACCATTTAAGTATAAAGATTGTGTAATGTTAGATAAATCACTACCCAAACTATCACCGATTATATTAATACATAAAGATGGTATGGTTGGTAAAGTTTCTATAAAAACCTGATGACCAGCAATTGGAACATATAAAGAAGGAGCCAAAACCCCAGAAGCACCACTTGCGCTTCTTGGCACAGTACAACTACATGTTTTAGCACCACTCCCACCCCATGTTGGATTTGAGGTTCCAAAAGAAGAATAAGCATCAGTTGTCCCAGTAGGAAAACGCAAACGAGTTCCAGACATTGTAGATGTATTATTTGTTGTTAATGTTAAAATTGACGGAGCAGCTGGGGTTCCAGGATATACACCATGAGTTAACGGTATCCAACTAGCAATTGTATCCGTTGTTGAAGATGTTGGTGTTGCAATAATCGATAACGTAAGCCTTGGTAATGTAAATTCAACATCAAAAACCATCGGATCAGTTAATGATGTTAATTGATAAATGGTTACAGAATTACTAAGTTTTGCTCTACCACCACCCCATCGCCTTCTAATTTCATTTGTGGTTTTTATTGGTGTAATAGACGTATAACCATCATTCTCATCATTTCCAGAAGATGAAACATACCAAGTATTCTGCGTCAACCAAGTAGGCGAGCTAGTACCAACATCTCTCTTCCAATCAACTCCAATTCCTGTTACATCTCCCTTTCCTGTTGGTACCGCAAAATATAATACCTTCTGAGTATCTACATAAGCAGCGGCGCCAACCACAGCCCCACTCAATGATCCAAGCGAAGCTAAATTGGTAACACCCGTAGCATATCCGTCTGTACTATTTGCAATAAGTCCAAGATTATTTAATGCAGATAATAAATTGGTAACAGCAGATCCATTAGCCGTAGATCCTGTTACTACTGGTTGTGCAATTGGGTTACTGGTTTTATTAAAGAAACCCAAAGTATTAAACGTACCATTATAAGCACCACCAGTAGCAACTACCATATTAAGTGCGCCGTCTACTAATGTACTTGTTGTGCTTGGTGCAATACCCAAAAAACAATTTGTACCAGTAACATTTATATTGCCAGTACACCACGACACACCATACATATAAAATGATTTATTTGATGCAGTAAAATTAATTACAGCATTGCCAAATATGGTTGTGTCAATAACTGAAGAAAAATTAGAAACATTACACAATATGTGGCTTGGAATACTACTAGCTAAAATATAAGACGATAAAGCTTGAAAAGCATACAATGAAGATGTATATTTAACGTAAGTTCCATCTATCTCATAACCCCAATATGATCCATACATTTCAAGATCAACACCACCACCAAGAAAACCTCTTACATTCGAATTTGAGTTACCAGTTAAAGCACCGTTACCATTAACTCTAACATTAACTTTATTAGTGCTAGTAATATCACGTACCCAACAACCATTTAATTGTATCGAACAATGTTGTTGTGTGTCTGGTATACAATTAATATTAATATCTAAAGCGGCTACATCATTAATTGCAACAAGCTGATTAGTTGCAGTAATTGTTATTGATATATTTCCATTAATTACAATTGGCCAACAAGCCCAACCAGTATCATATGTATTTTGACTGTCAGTTTTTGTTCTTGCAATAATAGACTGGTTTTGTATAAGAGTAACATTTTCGGTATAATAACCATCAGAAATAACAAAAACCGTATCAGTAGAAGATACCGCAACAGCAGCAGCTATTGTATTAAATGGAGTACTTATACTTCCATTTCCACCACCTGGCGCATATCCATCAACATAAATTGCACGATGAGGACTAAATACACTTGGACCACTAGCACCTGTCGCTCCAGTAGGTCCAGTAGCTCCACCAGGTGATCCAGCAGGTCCAGATGCTCCGGTCGCCCCGGTTGCTCCACCAGGATCGCCTTGAGGTCCAGTAGCGCCAGTTGCTCCCAAAGCACCAGTAGCACCAGTTACTCCAGCACCAGTAGCTCCAGTTGATCCTACACCACTAGCACCAGTAGCACCAACCGATCCAACAACTCCAGTTGCACCAGTAGCCCCAAATCCGGTCGCCCCCGTTGCTCCACTAGAACCAGTAGCCCCCTGAATACCAGTTGCTCCAGTCGGTCCTTGTAAACCAATTGATCCGCTTGCACCAGGAGTTCCAATAGGTCCAGTAGCACCAGTTGCCCCAGCACCAGTAGCACCAGTCGCACCAACACCAGTAGCACCAACAACACCAGTAGCTCCGGTTGCACCAATAGCCCCAGTCGCACCAGTTATACCAACGCCAGTTGCCCCTGTTGATCCTATATTACCGGTTGCTCCAGTTGATCCTGTTATACCAACAACACCACTTGCACCAGTCGCACCAACAACTCCAGCAACACCAGACGCACCACTCGCCCCAGTTGCCCCTTGTAATCCAGGAAAACCAGCAACACCACTTGCACCTGTCGCACCTGTAACACCTGTAACCCCAAATCCCGTTGCTCCGGTTGCCCCTTGATATCCATCAGCTCCCGTTGCTCCAATTGCACCAGTAGGCCCAGTAGCTCCACCAGGTGATCCTGCAGGGCCAGATGCTCCAGTTGCTCCGGTTGCTCCACCAGGCGATCCTGCAACACCACTTGGACCAGTTGCACCTGTTATACCAATACCACCTTGAGAACCACTTGCTCCAGTTGCTCCTACACCACTAGCTCCGGTTGCTCCAATATCACCTTGCGGTCCTGTTGCTCCTGTTGCTGCTCTAGGACCTGTTGCACCCACCAAACCAATTGGACCTGTTGCACCAGTCGCCCCAGTAACACCACTTGCACCTGCCGCACCACTTGCACCAGTCACACCAACCGCACCAGTCGCTCCACTTGCTCCGGTTGCACCTACAGTTCCAGTTATTACACCCCATGTTTCTAAATCAGCACCCAACACATGAATAATACCTGTATCTAAACAAGTAGCCTGCATTCCTTGTTCTCTAATGTACGCAGGAATAGTTCCGTCAGTAAGATTAGCAGCAGTAGCAACCATCTGAGGCGCACCAACAATATCCTTCCTGTCAGAAATAGGAAAAGCCGCATTATTTTGGCGAAGTAACTTATCGGCAATAGTAGGCATTAACTCACCGTCACTGTTGTTAGGCCCAATCCAGTAGTAAGAACCGGAACCCAAAGATCATAATTTATAACTACAGAATTTGCATTTGTAACAGGAATAGCAGAGCCCAGCTTAGTTCCTGGATATGTAAAACCACCTATATTAAAACTAGGTGTTCCATAAGCTGTAGGAAATGCATAGAATAATAATTGATTTACACCAGCGTTATCTGTAAATGTTGTAGCTCTAAATGCTTGTAAATTATTATTTGCTAATGCTGTAATAAATGCTGCACTATAAACACCAGCTACCGAAGGCCCATGATAAATTCTAGCCTGCCAACTAACTATATATGTACTTGTTTTATTAGTAGCCCCAGTAACATTCAGCGTAGCCGTCCAAGAATCATTCAACGCAGTTTTGTGAACGGTTCCTGCACGTGTTCCAGAAAAGAATGGGCTATTAAATGTCCACACACCAGAAGTTGTATCTGTTATATTTCCTGATCCTGGTATGCTTGTATATGCTGCGCTTGCTGAAATTGAACTTAACGTAGCTCCAACTTCAACAACCGGAGCGACATTTGTTCCGGATAATGTAAACGCTGTAATACCAAAAGCAGGAGCAATATCATCAAAAGTTAATTGTCTAGCAACATTACCACCACCAGAACCAATAATTACTTGTTCAGGAGAAAGTAAAGGAACAGATCCTCCAACTGCCGCAAACTTTGATTCATCCGCCCATTGAACTCCATTCTGACCCGCAACAACATGAAGCCCATCAGGAATTCCAAAGGTTCCCGCTGGTACTGCTGTATATCTCCCAAAACCATCAGCCCATGCAATAAAACCAGGATTAACGGCTTTTATTGCACCCATTGAAGCCAAATCAGGGAAATGCAGGCTTTCGCGAATAAAAAATGAATCCATTAAGCTCTACTCCTGGATAGATGCTTAATTATCCATATCTATTGTTTATCCGCCCAAAATAAACAAAATCTTTTTTCGATAACAACCTTAATACACTTTGGTCATCTTATTGTTTTTACCAGAGAATTTTTATATATTTAGCCGCCCAACAAACATCTCTTCTGGTAAATACATCTTGGTCATTACCGCCAAAAATAAATATATTCTTCTGGTAAAAATATTAATAAACAATCAATGTATATTCAAACGGATCAAGTAAAACTTAAGGTTCACCAGGTCCATTCAAACCAGCAGGCGTAATCATTGGTAGAGATGATCCAATAACTCCCCTTACTGTCTTCTTGCCTTCCATAAAATCTTCGAATGTATCATAATCATCCGGATCACTCATCTCATACCAACCAGCTTTCCACAATGTCATTAATCTGAAAAAATATCGCTCGTACTGTGGTGCTATTGCTTCCAATGAAAATAATGATTCAGCACGCTTTTTAATTGCTAGCCTTTCCTCTAAACTTAATTTCTGAGCAGCCAATGCAGCCATACAAAATTCCCTATGGCTTGCGCATCTCCACCTTCGTTCAACTGTCTCACAAAATGCCCCGTGGTCTGTCGAAATTGCCGGAGTACCACCACGCTCTCCTCCACTTAACTGTGTCTCTGTAGCCGTACCCCCAAATGGCTCCCTATAATGAGTGGGCGTAAATGTAGCTATCGCATTACCCATTAATTCAGCCCGCTCCTTGATAGTTGCATGCCCCCACAATGTTACATGAGAAGGAACCTCACCTATATTACCCTGCCCCGCTATTATAAGCTTAGCCCCTATATCCCTAGTAACATCAATTGCAATATTATATCCTTTATCTGTATTCAATCGCCCTATAAATAAATAATAAGGATCAGTGGGTATTCGCGAATCTCGTATAGCGGGCATCTTAAATTCGTCAAGATCAAAATAATTGTAAATAACAGCATCAAGATTATCTTCACCCTTACAATCAACAGCACCTTTTTGCCACTCCCGATGTGTGTTGCTCTCGTACACACGATACCTTGAAACAGTTCCATAATACCCAATTCCATACTCTACATACATTACCTTCGATGCTATCCCTCCATATGACCCAGGGAATTGATCGCCTACATACGTATTGCAATTTTCACCAGATAATGTGAGTATAAAATCACCCTTACGAGCACGTTTTAATACCTCAGGTGCCGCCCGTTCATTAAACAGCCGCCAATAATCAACGTTGCCATCCCATTGAAGATCGTATTGCTTTTGCCTATCATGAGTACCAAACCATGACGCCCGCTCAGCTTCAGTAAATATTTGTACGAATTCCACACCAGGAGGAACTATAGACCCTTCGTTAGCATAAAGGATTATTTCGTGGCCGCGGGAAGCCATCATTTTAATAAATTTTTTGTGCTTTTGCGTATAGGCACAACCACAATAATCATCATTTACTGCGGTATGCGGGTGTCCTAAAATATGGAATCTAAACTTCATGCATAAGTATATATCAAGCAATTTTAAATGAAAAAGCCCGGCGGTTAAGCCAGGCTATTTGTTTGGAGGATTATTTTATTAAATCTTCTTCAAAACAAAAAAAGTATCTTTACCTTCTGAAGAAATATAATTCCTTAAATAAGAAATATAAAACTGATCAATTTCCTTAAATAACTTTTCTACTCTTTCAATCATTATTTTAGCCATTGATAAATTCATATTTAATACAAATAATGAATTTGGCTTTAATGATTTATATACCATGGTAGCAGTTGGAACCCACCAATCCTCAATAAATTCAGAAAAACTACGATTATGACATGCTTGATTTACATCACCGGTATAAATTTCCTTATCAAAGAATGGTGGTGATGAAAAACAAAAATCAATAGAGTTTTCTGGCAAATAAAAATTCTCAGAACCAGCACAGTGCAACTCTACCTTATCAGAATTAAAGAATTCTTTTATTTTAGAAAGTGCCTCTATTTGCTTATCCCAAGGATCAATACCAATATATTTACTAACCTTTTTACTAGCCATTGCCCCTAACATTCTTTGCCCAAACCCAGCAGATATATCTAATACAACACCATTATCAGGTACAAATTTATCATATACACCCTTAGCTAAAGATGGTTTAAATAGACTGGCTGCAAAACCACTTCTAGAATTTCTAATGCCCTGCCTAATCATATTTCCCGTAATATTAAACGTTTCTTTATAAGTAATTCCTAAACGATTTCTAATCACATCCATTAACAAACCATCATCATTAAATACTTCAACCATACTTAACATTTTATTATTTTTAACTTCATGAAAATGTGGGCAAAAATGTTTGAATGCTTTAAGTCCACATTCTGGTAGTGTTTTTATTTCACTTTCTATTTTAATTTCAAGATTACATAGCTTATTAAAATCTTCTTCCATTTCTACTTTATAAAATGTTTGATATGGAAAACCTTGACGTCTAAAATAACTTAGTAAATATTGTGCTATATTTTCACGTTCAGCAACAGGTATAGATGATACAAACTCACTAGTTAGTTTTTGTCCATTATATGATACTATATTTGTTGATCCGTAATTTTTTGGAGGCTTACACAATTCCAAAACGCTATGATATGATATATACTTTCTACTAAGATATATTGTTGCATCTTGATAAATCCAATTAAGAAAATCAACACAATCAGCTTGTTTTCCCATAACCATATCTGCAACATTTGTTTTATGTTTGGTTAATCTTATAATGGGTTGTATACTTGGTTTATAAGACAATATAGCATCTTTAACTTCTTCAAGAAATGTTAAGCTTCCAGTTAATATTACCCTAATCATATTACTTGACGTAGAAATACAACCATCACCATCATATAAACCACGAATAAAATGCCTAACTAAATCTTGTCGCAAAAACGTAGGCATCTTTGTTTTAAATGTTTTATTTGGCATACAACCATAACTAATAAGTTTTTCTTTCATATGAAGACTATAAATAGATAATGTAACATATGGCTCTTTTCTTGAAACAGTTCTATCTTCACCATAAAACAAATTAGAAAACCTTTGTAATATTTCTATATCTTTATTATGTAAAGTTAACGAAAAGGCTCCCATTGAAGAGCTAACATTTCCATCAGCATACATAAACCCAAGAAAATATGCTTTTTCCTCAGTATCCATATTATCAAGGTAATCTTCAAATAATGGTAATATACGATGCCTTTGACTTGGAGACCTAAGATCAATACCACGTCTTTTTAATATTCTACAAACGGTTGTTCCATTAATCCCAAGATCAGCAGATATTTTTTCTGATGATTCTCCGTTTGTATATCTCTCAATTATTTGATCTTCAATTTTATCTGGCGTCTTATTATCTTTCATTTTTACAGAATATTTATTTAATATTCGACGCACTTGAGTAGCAGAAACACCAGTTAATTTGCTAACCTCATAACTTGATTTTCCAGATTCATATAACTCTATTATTTTATTATTCACAACTAACTCCTAATATTAATGTACAGGCTCATTGCATGTACTAATTAATATATCGGTTCAGTAGCAGGTTCTCGACAAAAACTTTAATTATGAAATAATATATCGAAAATTATGTTTAAATGAAAAAGGCCAGGTAACCGAATACCTGACCTTTATCAAAACTAGCTGTTTTTTAGCTATTATTGAACAATCGTTGACTTGCGCGATACAGCAACGGCTCGTGGATTCACGATACCAATGCCGATTTCTTCACTCACAACCCAACCCAATTTGAGTTGCTTCGGCTCATCGGCCGGAATTACCTCGATGTCTTGTCTTATGGGCAAAACACCTACAAACTCTGGATCGGCCGCTCCATAAACGGTTCCTGGTGGAACAATCTTTGACACCATAATGTCCGCGCCCCAAATGTGAGCATAGAGACCGGTCTGGAGAATTTCGCGCTGTGTAACTGGATCAATTTCTCCACCACCTGCGCCCTGGCCACCGCCGGATGCCCAGTTAAGAATATCAGTAAACTCATTGATATTCATGAAATACTTTGTCGTTACCAGGTCCCAACGATCAATCTGGACCTTAATATCGACCAAGTCTCTCTTAAGCATTCCACCATCAGTAATATCCTGAGCGGCATTCTCAACAGTTGAAGCTGCATCAATGGCTGCGAAAATGTTGGCATCTTCCTGGGCCATTATTTCTTGACGTGCCTTCTGGACCGCACGATCAATCACGTTGAATCTACGACGACGAACTTCTGAAATGCGAACGGTTGGGTTCGAGTAAAGTTCGAAGGTAGGAATTACGATACGATCACCGAACACGCGGCTTTCACCACCGGTACCATTGCTGGAAATAACGGTAGCTGCGACATCGATATCACGCTCATACTTCGGATCTACTCCTTGTGGAAGTGGATCTACGACCAACAGACGACGTGCAATTCCCTGATAATCAAGGTTTCTACGAATTGGGTTTGCCATAGCCTGAGCAAGAGCAAGCTTCCCTTCCTGGGTCATAATTGCTCTGGCGATAAGCTCATCTCGTTTCTCATCATTCAGGCTTGGTTGACCTGATAGCGCCATATTCGAGGGCTGACCTTCTTCTATGATCGCTGCGTATTTAACTAACGTATTCAATGCGTCTCTTACAGACGAAGCATTCATACCACCATGGGTATCAAATAAAGACATAAATATCTCCTAAGGTTTACTGTTTATAAGCTGCCAAAATCCATCAACAGCTAGTGAATCTGGAGACACGAAAGCATCTCCAGAATCTATATTCACGATTATGTGGTTGGAGGAGCGAAGTAAATCAACGCACGGGCCATTGCACTAGTCTGAGGCTGACCAACGCCAACTGGGCTCTTAGAAGCAGAGACAAGGCTGACCGGAGTCGTAACCAAGCTTCCGCCCTTATAAGCTTCGAAGTTAAGGAAAGAGCCAAGACGAATTGCTTCGAAGGCATTTCCGCTAGTTGGAGTTAAGAGGCCTTTAGTTGTTGCATAAAGAGCAGCACCAATCGTCAATGTTGGGTTAGTAGGAACCAAACCAGCAGTCACGTCTGTATGAACCGCATCCAATGTCACAGCATATGTACCTGACTTATCCCACAGAGTAAGCTTACCCGATCCTGCTGCAGTGTGTGGGCCTAGTTGAGTAGCAGATGCCTGGTTGACGCCGTAAGCAATCTGACCAGCAATTCCACCGATCACTGAACCAAACAAAGTTCCGTAACCAAAGATACCGTCATCCACCAACATAAGGGGACGGTTACCGTTTGCGAGGACGGTTGTTGCGACTGGACGTTGTTTTACGCCGGAAGCAAGCACATAGCCATCATTGAAAACATCTGCTGCGGCTTCGTCGGTAGCGGAGGTAGCTACTGCGGCTTTGATTGTTGCAACTTCTCCACCTTTTACAGTTAGATAGATAGCATCCGCGCCATCAAATTGACCTAGCGGTTGAATGCCAGGCTGTACAAGTTCTAATGCCATATATTATATCCTATTGCACTTATTTATTTAGTGCTTTTATTGTCTTACATCTTGGTCTTACTTTCCCTTGATATTTAGGTAATCAAGACACCTTACAAATTAAATACATTAGTAGTAGTAGTTTATTAAATTATTTTTTCACATTTTCTAATAAATCAGTTAGTGCCTTCATTCTATCGTCAATATTTTGGTGTTTTTGCGGTATTTCTTGAGTTATTTTTTTACCAGAGGGATTTAGATTTTTTGGGATAGTTGAGCCTTCGCGGCCTTGATTTTGGTTATTTGATTCGCTCCAATTGTCTGAATTTTTCATATCCTGGCTTAAAAACATTTGATTAATTATGGTACCTCGTTGATCTGCATCTGGGGGACCTAAAGCATCTAGATCGGCTTGGGCGAATTTAGACAATAGGTTTAGGGCATTATTTACATCGACGATAGAAACATTTTTATTTACGGTATTATTTTTCCAGATCATACCTTTTATAGATGGGGAATGTTTGGTTAAGAGTGATTCTAGGTTTTTGATAGCTGATTTGAATTCAAGGTTATTATCTTTATTAATAGGTCCTGAATAAAGCGCCTTAGTAGTTAGGTACTTTTTCCAGGCTATTATTTCATTTGGTACATTCATTGATTATTATTATTTTTACCAGAGGAGATTATGTAAAATTATCGACTGTATCTTTGACCAACATATTTTTTGCATCGTCTGGGGTAGATGGTTTGGTTTTTTGTGCGGCGATATCCAATGAGTTTTGAATTTCTGGTACTTGTTCTTGGGCTTTATTAAAAGATTGTTTCATAACCGATATTTCATTTTCGATTGCTTCTTTTAGGCCGCCATGCACAGCTTCTTTTGAATTGTCTTGGCCTGGTGCATAATGATCTTGTGTACCCGGAATGTATTGTTTTATCTTTGCGAACCAATCAGACTTACCAATTAATTCATGGACCAATTTTTCATCAGCACCGCCCTCTGTAAAGATGCTGCCAATTTCCTGTAGTTTAGCGAAGAAATCATTGGTGCTTGTTTGATTTACGTGAGCCGACCTAATTGCTCTAACCCATTCCGGAAGAGCTGCATAAATTTTCCTTAACTGAGCAACGTAAGCATCTCTCTTGGTTTTTGCCTCTTCTATTTTTGCATTTTCAGAAGCTTGTTGTGCGGCATTAACGACATCATCAACAGAATGAACGGTTGCAAGTTGTGTTCTCATTGCATGCAGTTGTTCGGCCATACTCATTACAGTGGTCATATCTTTTTTGATAGGATCTGCGTATGGTTGATCTGATAATGGTTCAAGAGCATCTAAAACCCTTTGTGCATTGGTGTATACATTTTGTGCTGTTGGAGCTCCCCATATAAAATAGTAAGCAATGCCGAGTAATGCAGCAGCACTAGCAACCCCGGCAACTGCTAAAGGGGCAATACCCTCTTTAGTAATTTGTTCACTTCGTTCATCCAATCTTTTTGCGCAAGAATCAGCAAGAACCATCAGGCCTTCTTCATCTTTATTATCGAGAGTGAAAGCTGATCGTATTAATGAGTTTAACAGTTCTTGTTTTGCAGCAACATAACGTCTTTGTGTGAGGTGGCCGTTTGGAACTTTCAACGCAATATAGGCCATCATATCTTGGTGTTGGTGTTCATTTTCAACAACCGAGTTCATGGCATCATAAGCAGTACCAACAGTAAAGGTTTCTGGGTGTGCTACTTCTATAATAGTCTTGTCTTTTTCTGGTTCCGGTTCAATGTTATAAAGCAAACGGATCGCATCATCAGACAACGAATCATAACGCTTAGGCAACGGTTTAGAATAATCATCTTCGGACAATGCAATTAATCCTTGTGCAACTGCTATTTTTTCAAATTCATCCCAAATATCTTGATTCATTATGCACTCCCTTGATTAATATTTCTAAAAACGTCATTTATGAACAGACTTACAACATCATCCCGTTTTTTGTATGGATCTGGGATTGCTATATCAGATTGTCCAGGTCTCCAATTTTCGGTAACGCTACGAACTGCATTCCAAAAAGACGGAGTATTCAATATAATGTTGTCATATTGGTAAAGGCTAGGATATGACCCAAGAGCCCATTGTAAAATCATTTCATAAGGCTGTCTTCCATTTAAATTCTCAACCCATATATCATTAGGTTTATTTTTATATACGTAAGCACCAGCACCAGAAGGAGCCGGAATAGACATTTGTGTTGGTTGTTGTGTGTTTTGTTGCGGCTGTTGTGTGTTTGTTTGTTCAGGTTGTGTAGTCGTAGTGTTTTGTTGTTTAACCCCAAAACCAAGAGCTTTTGCAGCAACACCACCAACAATTAACAAACCAGCAGATAATAATATAGTCTTCAAAAACCAAGCTATAATTCCGGTAATAAAAGACATTCCCTTTCTTTTACCAATAACTTCAAGCAGTGATTGCAAGGGCTTAAATCTTGTATCTTTTGAACTGTAGAAAGAACGACGACCCAACGCTTCTTTTGTTAATTGTCCATTTTCTTCTAAAGCCCTCAATGGATATAAAAGATCATCTGCATGTTGTTCATCTGTTTCTTCTTCGTCTGTATTTGGAATTGCTGATTTTGCAATATTATTTATTTTATCAGCACTTATTGGTTTTTCAGCTTCAACATCAGGTATAATGGCATCATGAATCTTTTGATACACAGAATACATATCAAAACCAAAAGCTTCCTGAGCAAAAGCAACTACAAAACCAAGAACAGGATTAAGCCCAAAAAATACAGCTGGGGCAAGTAAATCTATAATCGTTCTGGTAATTCCACCTGAAGCTTTATCATGAATTTGGCTACCAATGAATGAATGTATGTTTTCACCAATACCACTCAAAAGCGAACCCATATCAAAGGCATATTTATTTATATTGCCATCATTAAATTCCGAGAGAACCCGAAATGTTTTTTCAAGTAATATAGTATCGGAAACATATTGGATCTCACCAGCCATTATCTTCCCGTTGTTCTTTGTAACATTCTACCAGCAGTACCAATTTGACTATCAATAGCATCTAACCATCGCTGCCATAGATGTGTTTGTTGTTTGGTAACTGAATCATCATGATCTTGATCTCGGTTATTCCAGTTACGAAATATATCTGTTATAACGTTTTTAACTGCTAATGCCCAATTTCTAAAACCATTAAGTTTTTGAGCTGGTGTATCTCCCTTAACGTCTTCAGCTAGATTTTGCCAATTACCATTTAACCAATCATTTAAATCTACGTTTGGAAGTCCATCATCACTTAATACTTCAAGCTCATCAACGGCCTTAGTGCGCAAACCTCTTGCTAGAACCCTAAGTTTCATAAAATCTGCTATAGGTGCTTTTTTAGCCTGCTCTTCTTCACCACTTAAAGTGTAACCACTACCACCAGTACCACTAGCTCTTTCACCACGACCAGCACCACCAGATCCACCAGCATTACCACTTGCAACACCAATAATAGTACCAAGAGTAACAACAGGATGATCTTGCTTATCCTGTTCTTTTAGCGCATTTATTACATCGTTTCTAATTCCATACCATTGAGCACGAATTGTATCCATGCTCTTTTTATAATCATTAGCAAGCTGCATATCATTTTCTGTAACAACTGTGCCTTTCTTATCTGGTCTTGGATTTTCTCCTGATGAACGATATAACGGATATAGCTGAGCAAAAATAGCATTAGCCCTTCTAACAAACCAATCTATAATTTCGTCTATAGAATAAAAACAATGCCACTTATCATCTTGAGCTTTTGGTTCTGGCGTTGGTGTTGTTTCTACAGCTGGTTGACCCTTTGCACGATCAAACTCACCAACCTGTTGTCCTTCTTGACCCAATCTAATAATTGTTGATTCTAATATTTCTTTTGCCAACTTCTCAATAGCAGACAATTGATCATCAGCTCTTCTGTTTCTATCATTACGATTATTAGTTTCTTCTTTACCACGCTCATCTAATGGTTTACACAACTCACCAACCAAATGTAGATTCTGTATAAAGTTAAAGAATTTGTAGAAATCATGTATATCGGTAGACATGACTGGGTTTTTTCCCCATGTTGTTGGCCATGGATCATCAGAAAAACCCGAAGGATCTAATTCTGGACCAACCGAATCTACCTGAATAAAACTACCCTTTTGTGTCGCTACCGTTGAAGAAAGCCCAACTGTTTGAAATAAGCGCACTAAGTTATTAATATTTGCATTAGCTAGTTGAAGAAGGTCGTCCTCTTTCGTTGCTTTATATGGGCTTGGTCCAGTTCCTTCTTGAATAATTGTTCCTGGAATGTTTGCTTTTTCAACAAAATTCTTTATATTTATTAAAGAATTTCTAGTTTGCGGGCCCCAGACACCATCTGTTGAAGATCTTGCACCTGCCGAAGTTGTTCCAAATGCTTGAGCGGCGGCAGCCAATTCTGCAACATCTTTAATTCCGCTTTGTCCTTTTGCATTTATTTGAGCAAGAGCTGTTTGTGCTTTGTTTGTATCTTGTAATTGATTTCGCAAGTCTCCCATAAGACCCTGCATTGTACGAACAGCATCAGATACAGGTTTATTTTCGGTTGTTGGTTGAGCAGCTGCACCACCACGACCTGCACCACCAGAATGAGATGGGGCAGTAGTTGGGCCTTTTCCACCAGTCAATCCGACCCATGCTGCAGCGTCTTGTCCAGCAATCTTAGATATCATTTTATCTCCCACCTTTTGCAGAGTTGGCAATTGTATTTATGCTATTTTGAAGAGCTTCTTTAGTTGGAGCACTAATACCATTCGCCTCAAGATCGTCCTTTACTTCAAGCCAAATCTTACCCTGTCCCTGATCTAAAATTCCTTTTAATTGTTGTATTCTATCAGCGATATGTGTGGCTTTATTTTTAGTTGCCTCATCTTCACTTTGCGCTTGAATTAACCAATAATTGTATGCTTTATCTAATTCACGAGTATCAATATCAAATGGTTTTCGTTGTTCTGGAGTTGCCACAGTCTTATAACTATCAGAAATGTGTTTTACAATTCCATCAGCCCATGTAACTATTTGATCTATATCATTAACAATCGCTTTCATATAATTATAAGTCGGTTGTTTTGTAAAATCATTTCTTGCTAAGCTGATGGTTTTTGAAATATTAATTAGATCAGATAAAGCTTTGTTTACATTGTTTTGAAAATTTTGTTTTGTATCAATAGTATTAATCTTTTTATATAAATTATCTGGCATACTTTGTAATATCGCTGTTGCTTTGGTTATAGTATCATTATTTACGCCCCAAACACTTATATATAATTTACTTGCTTGATCTGCCAACTCTTTACAAGCAGCGTTAACATTATCCCAATTTGGAGCCATATTTAAGCCACCAGCAAAAAGATCATATTTACTAGTTTCATTAATATATTTAGAAGCAAAAGTAGGACCAACACCAAGTGCAGCGGCTATACTTTGCAAGATACCATTAGCAGCAGAAGGGGTAAAACTTGATGAATATGCGTTTTTATATGCTGATTGAAGATTGGCCGCACTAATAACCGGAACGTCACCATCAGTTAAAACTCCTTTATCACCCGCCGTTCCCTTTAATATAAACCACGCCTGAATATTTCTTTGATTTACATTTACGCCAGCTAAACGAGCAAAATATATATAAGCGTTCTGAACTTCATTTTTTTTTTCTATTTGATCATTAAATGAAAAAGAACTAACAGGTATTGGTTGATTATTTTTAACACTCTCAACATCGTTCAAAACAACTGCGGCCCTTGTTAATGATTCTTTTATATTTTTTGGAGCAGACGAATCAGGTTGATAAGTACTTTGGTTTTCAGCCGGCATCTCAGAAGCGTTTTGTTCTTGTGCTTTCTTCATAATTTCAGCAGCAAACTCAGCAATTTTATTAGTTGGATACTTTCCCGTAGGATTCTTATTAACAACAGCTAAAATCTTATCAGCCATTCCCTGTTGTGTTTCTATAGTTCCCAACTCACCTGACCCATCGATAAGATTGACATCACCATCTCTGTGAGCGAAATCAATAAAATCTTTCGTCTTTTCCATATTAACATTATAAAGCTCATTCTCGGCCTTCTTATAAATAACCAACTTCTCTTCAAGATCTTCTGCCAACGTAACAAATCCCTTGCGCCTCATTGCATAGGCCAAACAAGCCACATCCTGAATAAAATCGTTAGAAGGAGTTACATCTACTTCTTGATTAATTTTTTCAACCTTATTAACTTCATCCGCCGCTAACTTTACTAATTCAGTTTCGGTTGGCTTGAAAAAACCTTTCTTAACAGCCTGACGCTCAAGTTCACGATAAACTTCAGACGAATATATGTTATCTGTATATTTTGCAAAAATCATAATTAGTCCCCAAGGTCAAGCAACTCTAAACCATTTATAAAATTTTGGTCTACCTTTTCTTTTAATTCAGGATGTTGTTCCAAAATATCAGATGCTTTTTTTAATTCTGCCTTGAGAGCAGGGTTTTCAGCAATCTTCTGGCGAAACTCATCCAAAGTAGCCATCAACTGATTTTCGTTATCAATTGTTTTGTTTGCAGCATTAACCTCTCTAAGCTGCTCACGTACTAGCTCAGCCTGAGAATAATTCCTCCACACCTCTGAGCTATCCAAAACTCTTTTAGTCTGGTTATCTGCGAAAAAATCCTTCCAAACTTCATCGTTCATTACAACACCTTATATAATACAGCTGGGTTTAGGCCTAATAGTATACTAAGATATGCATTATTATTACAGCCACAAAATCTGCATATGCTTCCTATTTTTATCTGCAGGAGTAATTACCTTAGCCAAAGCATATGAATTTTCGAATGGTTTTTTACTACTCAAAACACCATCTTTGTTGCAATATAATGAGTTTCCAACATTTATTTCATTATCTCTATCAAATACATTTAAATCAGCAATCATTCTTTGTGGAAACGTATTGGCTCTCTTTTTAAAATTAACAATATTTCCACCAATACAACGATTACCTAATAAACCAAAAGGAGCATATCCATCACATTTATCAACTACTAAATCATCACCATAATCAACAAGACTTATTACTTGACCAGGAACAAGCTTAACTCCTGGTTTTACTGGAAACTTTATTGGTTTCGTTGTTATTGATTCGACGATTTTGAACATTTAGGCTGCTTTGGGTATTATTTTATTACCTTTCTTGATATTGGCAATGGTTTCAAGCGGTTGTAGATTTTCAAGCGCCCATAGTTTGAGGAAATTTTTATGATCAAGAAAATCAAATGGCAACTTGCTTTGTGGAATTATATGATCAATTTGCCAAGTCTTTTTATTTTTATCAAACTTACCATAATTATCCCAATTCATCCACGGCTCCCATAATGATTCTATATGCAACCTTAATTCATCAGCTGTATATGGTAGCCTCTTAAGTATCTCCTTTTCTAAATTTTTACTAACATGAAACTGTTTTGAGTTTTTATAAAAATCATTGGGTATTTTTGTTTCTCTACATCCACTACATGTTTTATATATAGTTTTCATAATAATTTTAAAGCCATTCAAATTCTAAACTGGACATTGAAGCGCTGGGTGGCCCAGTTACCATTGCAACACCTGGATAGTCATCATTTGGCTGAGAAGTTGTTAATTTTCCATTCTCTGATACAAATAATATAGCATTAAGTGGATAACGTTGGTTTGTCTCGTAGCTATCACACTGATATATTCCTCTCATAAACCAAACAGTAATATGTCCACTTCCTGCAGTAGAATCATCACCAGAAATGTTTGGGACCTGATAAATATAACTGCAAATTGTTCTAATTGAATCTGGAATACCATCACCATCCAAATCAAAATTCAATGGTGTTCCTGCTGGAAAAGTAATCATACCATTTCGAGCATTAAGGGCTACATCAACAGGCGACGTAATAAAACTAGCCGGAATAACATTTGGATTTATAAGATTAATATTTACATCTATTGGAGTAATAAGATGACCACTACCATCATCAATTGCCGGAGCTGCTGCTATAACAGTTTCATCAATAGAAGGGGCTGTAAAAGCTCTTGTTTTAAAATCATCTATAATACCCAACGGTGCTCTTCCATCACTAACACCACAAACAATATTATTACCACGCAAATAAAGCTGAGCAATCATACCGGGTTCAAATTCTGCTGAGGGATCAACTGGGTATGATACTGGTAGTGCATTTCCTACCTGAACAAGTCTTAATGTCATATTTCTCCTATTTCTATATATATCAAAGAAAAAGCCCAGCTATTTGCATAACTGGGCTTAAGCTAACTAAGTTAATCTAACAATATTTAATTAATTACAGGGATAGCAGGTATGTTTTCAACCCTTCCTGGCTTTGTGGAGCTACATTAGAGGTAATTGCCCTAACAACTTCCGGCCAAGTTTCTGGGGTAGCCCAAGTTTCCTTATTACCACCCGGAGTCTTTACATATGCAGCAAAACCCTTGGCATCATAAGGAACAACTTCGGTAGTTGCCCCATCAACAATCCACTTGTAAAAATCAGGTGATACTCGCTGCATAACATCAGAAATGCTATGAAAGTCGAGCGGAACAACTTGAGAGGTCGGCATCTGCATAACCTGAGCAAGTTTAGCAACGGCATCGTAAGAGCTAGCCCCTGCAATTTTTGCGATATCCTTCCAAGATGGTGCAGATCTAAAATTTGTACCAGCAACCTTATGTGTTGGCGCATTTAGAATTGCATTATATGTGGACAGAGCAGCTGCTTTTGCGGCCTGTCTTGCGATTTGTTGTCTACTTGTCATTTTATTCCTCCAATTTATAGATTTAATTACTCACACTCTTTTTCGTTTTCAGCATCCTCATCAGAAGCATATCCCAGGTCTTTTGGGGTGAATCCGAAATTTTTAAACATTTTTATCATTTCACTTTTTTTACCAGAAGGTTTTGTTTTCTTTTTTGAGTCAGCCAAAGCAATCATAACGGTAGTAACTTCTGCTGCCCTCGCTGTTCTTCCGGCTTTTTCGAAACATTCAGCCGCAGCATTTAATTCTTCCATTGCTGCCAAAATTAAACGCTCATACTGTTGATCTTCAGCTACAATTGCTTCTTGTTGAGCATTTTGCATACCCTCAAAAAGCTCTTCCTCACAAGATCCCTGCTTGAAAATCATATGGTTACCTCGATGTTACTTTCGTCAATAAACTCTGCCTTTTTAACAATCGCATCAATGGCAACACAAAGAGTTTCCAATCCGGCATTCTGAAGAAGATTTCGTGCTTTATTCAACGAGCATATGGCCTCATCTTTGTTTAGAGATTTCTTAAGATCTCCTCCCATAAAAAAGGCCATATTATTTTCAATATCTGTAGTAAAATTTTTCATACTGCTCGCTTTAAATCCATTTGTCTATTTCTTTTTTCAGTAGCAATGTCTTTTAAGAAAATATCGTATAATGGATTGTCTCTGAATTCCTTTTGTCCTTGTAAAATAGCTTCCCATTCATCAAGCATTGGATCTGTCATTTTTCCTATATCCCAGAATGGAACCGGTCTTTTTTTACTACTACCTAAAACCTCTAATAATACCTCGTGACTAGATTTCTTTTTATTTTCACTCTTAATACTTGGATACTCATTATGTACAGCCCTTGATACGGAATTTTGAAGTTCTTTTAAGGATCCTTTCCACCACGTAGGGGCCGAGTCATATTTTTCACATTGAGCAAGAGCGTTTCTGCCGCATTCAATAGTATCAATCGGAAAGTGATCTTTATCATCTTTTACTTTAGAATGTTTACTACTGAAAATTGGATCCGGTCTATTCCTAACTTTGGCCTTAGGATCTTTTTTACCGGCTATTACTTTGCGGCTAAAAAACTCTTGGTTGCCTCCAATTCCTCAGCAAGTTTCTGCAAAGAAGTCTTCTCTTCATCAGCTGTAACTTCGGTTTCCCACAAAGAATCAGGATCGATCTGATTTGACAAAGTATCAAAATCATCACAATTACTTACTTCTTCATCGTCAGCGTATTCACAATCATCTGCGCTAGCAACATAATCACCATTTTGATTTAGCGGGTCACCTGGACGAAATGCAGAATCAGTGTGTGTAATTGATTTTAGAGCCGCAGCTGGTTTTTCAGGAGCAAGCGAAAAATTCATAGGATCGCCAGGAAAAGACTTGGTTGATTTGTCATTCCAAGGATTTACATAACCTGGAGTTAGCTCATGCTTAACACCATAATCTGCCTTCTTTACCTTCTTATCCTTGTCGCCTTTTTCATCCTTCTTCATAAACGGAGGTGCTTTCTTGCCCTTAGCTTTTTCGTCCTTGGGCTCTTCTTTCTTGCCCTTGCCCTTTTCATCTTTCTTTCCCTTAGCCTTTTCCTCTTTTTCTTCCTTCTTCTTTGCGGCAGTACTAATCAAATCGTTAAGTGCTAGCAATGCATATGAAGACGACTTTGACAAACCAGCCTCATCTAGCATTTCAGAAATTTTGCACAAACCAATAACGCAAGCTTCATATTTAGTTGAAGCCTTTTTCTTGGCCTTAGCTTTAGCAGCCTGTTCTTTGGCTTTTTCCTTAGCAGCCCTTTCCTTTTCCTTCTCTTTAGCAGCCTTTTCCTTAGCTTTTTCTTTTTCAGCCTTAGCCTTATCAGCGGTATCATCTTTCTTTGCAGCTGTCTTGGTAAGGGGTTGTGGCCTTGAGAAAATTGATTGATTAACTGGGTCGCTTATTATCCCATTCATAGCTGAAGCAATATCATATTTATTAGTAGACATATTTTACCTCTTATGGATGGGCGGAGCATTTATAACCCCGCCCGGCCCAGAATATTAGAATTTCCTCGACGCAAAGTGATTATCAAACAAACCTTTGATATTTATACTTTCTTGTGTTGCGCTTTGTGCCGCTGGAAGAATTACCGAGCCTGAGTCCAAAAGACCAACAACCGGTAAGGATGCTTGCTTACTGATTGAAGCTTGTCTTGATAGAATATTCTTGATGCTTTCAAAACCAGCATCATTCCAATTCATAATATCTTCAACCTGGGAATCTAATTGGTTTTCACTAATCATTCCCTTAACAATCATTTGCTGTGCAACCTGATAAGCTCTCTTTAGCTTACCCTTGTATTGTTCCATTTCCTCAGCTTTCTTGGCGTTGGCATGTTCCTTGGTTAATTCTGTTGCGAATTCCTTCGACTGCGAATCACCCTGACCATACAATTCCTTCCAATACTTGACTGCATCAGGATCAATACCATGAGCCACAAGACCATCAACAGACTCAGCACTCATCTTACCCGAAGAAACAAGCTCATTAATAACCTCAGCCTGCTTACGAACACGAGGAGGCATATTTGCCAATTCGGTCATTGCGTCTTTAATATCCTTGGCCACATGGAATGCAGACCCCGGAACACTTGGTTTTACATCCAAATTACCGGCAGAAACAGCATCTACACTGCCACCTGGATGAGCATCATTAGACAATTCGTTGAACCCAAGCAAGCCCTTTTCGGCAAGCTTCACACGTACCTCAGCACGCGCTTGTTTAGTTGATAATTCCAATTTTGCTCCTCCTGTACTCTTTCCAAGTAATGCCTCTCCCTTATCGTTAATACTAATAGGGGTACCATTAGCTAATGTTCCATCCATATCAGCATCATTATCCTTCTCAGAATCAATTCCAAGTTCAGACAAGAAATCTTTCATTTTTCCGGTTTCTGGTGTGGCTTCTGGTGACTCATCTTCAAATGCAGCATTGTCTAGATAAGTGTCATCACCACCCTTTCCACCTTCAATTTCATCAAGAAGTTCATCGGTATTGAGACCCTCTTCATGTGCGCGCTTTTCAACACCAGCTGTTCCTGTAGCATACTTAACAACAGCTTCCATCAACCTATTGGTATCATTAAGTTGAGCCTTAGCATCTTTCACGGCCGAAATTGTTAGATCGTTAATATAATCACGTTGCTCTTCAGTCATTGATGCATATGATTCTTTATAAACTTTTTGCGCAGTCTTTAGTTCATTTACATGCTTAGATAAAGAAGTAATTGTCTCATCAATACCATCCTGCAACATCACATTTACACGTTTACGCATTGATTGAAGCTGTGATGCGCTCTTAGGAGCAGGAGCACCACCAGCTGGAACCGCGAATTCCTCATCACCTGCCGGAGGAACATCACCAAGACCTTCAGCGTCCTCAGAAACAGGTCCGCTAACCTTATCCTTAAGATCACTAATCTTGCCTTCCATTTCATCAACAAGCGACTGAATATCATCTACAATTTCACCTGGTTCTCCACCCTCACTAGCAACATCCTTTGGTGGCTCAAGTGGGGGCATATCACCGGCTGGCGCAGCTTCTGGGGCTGGAGGAGGAGCGGCTGGAGCTTGTGCAGTCTTGAGTAAATCATTAGCAGTAGCTTCAAAACCTTCAGTCTGAATACGATTTAATAGTGACCTACCAAAACGCTCGGTAGCAATCGCATCATACAAATGCTCTTCATTACCACGAGTGATCTGAGCAACAGAAGCTTGAAGAATTGGTTTTCCATTAGCTAGAACAACCCAATTAGAAGCGCCTTTATTAATACGACCATCTGGAAGAGCAACCTTCTCAAATCTAGCCTTCAAAGATGCTCGTGAAAGCTTTTCTTTTTCAGCAAGATCGTCACCATAAAGACCATCAACCTTGCCTACTCCTGGGAACGGTTTTTCGCCAACCATGGTCTTATCCAATAAACGATCCTTCTCATTAAGCGGATCTTTTGTATATTGTGGCTTACCAGGAGTTGGCTCTTCCGTTCCCTGGAAATATCCTTGCTTCAATTGTTCCTTGGCCTTCTTCAAAGCAGCTTCACGGAACATTGCACGCTCATGCTCATCCGCTAGGCGCTGCAAATCTTTCTTGGTTTTATCATCACCAGGATACATACCATCTACAGATCCAGTGTTTGGAAATGGAGCTGGGCCATGTAGATTCTTGTCCAATAGTCTGGCTTTCTCATTCAACGGATCCACAGCGTATTGCTTCTGTCCTGGTTTTGGTTCCTCTGTACCTTGAAAATATGCTTCTTTTGTAGTCATGATTGATTCCTCGTTACTATTATTAGATAGTCTAAGTATATTGTCCTGCAAGCTTGCCAGTTTTGTTTGAGCTCCCAAAATTGCCATTTGTAGCTCTGAGGCGTAAGTTGGGAATGCCTCAGGAACATTAAACTGAGTCGATGGTTCATTACTGACTTCATCCATCGACCATCTAGAGCGAGTCGGACCAACCGCATCACTCTCGTCTTTCTTATCGCTATCATGAGCCATAGCTTCAATCTTACCCATTAGGCTCTTTAGGTCTTCCTGTATAGATGTTAGATCTTGCCTAGATACCGCTTCTTTAACATGCAAATAATCAGAAAGTAATTCCGCAGCTTTAGCAATATCACTGGCAATAATATGCTTAACTTTGGCTTTTGGATCGGCTCCGGCAACTACTAAAGAAAGTTCTAACGGAGACAGTTCCAAGTTAATTTCGCCATAACAACTCTTATTCTTCATGTGCTGGCAAAAGTCTTTTTCGGTTCTAGCGGCTCGTTGGCATTCTGAACACACAGCCCTGCCAACCCCGGTTCCCATCGATACGTTATTAGCAACACCACTAGTAACCTTATCGGCTAAATCACTATAATTTTTTGAATCAAGGGCACAGAGAGCAATTAACCTCTTTCTACGATCATCATATACAGTATCAACAATAACGCCTCGAATCTTATCAACCGACTGTGATTGATGATCGAGGCATAACGGACGACCTATCCATTTCTTATACGCTAACTTTAATTCATATTCTGGAAAAATATCTCTATTATTGTTACGGTAACATTTGATATTTGGATCATTACAAACCCACTTGACGCCCTCTCCAACCTTTTCCCATGTAGCAGAAACAACCTCACCCGATGCTGTTTTCTTTGGAGATCCATCATCATTAACACAGGCAGCCTCAGCAGCATGCATCATAACGGCAGTAAAATATAGAAAGTCTTTTGCTTTAGGAGCAATAACTTTAAGTTCCTGAGCAAATCTATACATTCTGTTTTCAATATCTAAATCAGAATCACTAACCAATTTTTCAACTGGTCGTATATCTTCAGGTCTAATACAAACAGACTCGCCGAGTTTTATCAACATTAGTTCTCCAAGCCTTTATCTTGATCCGATTCAGAAATACGTTTCTTGGCCATATCTAAGAGTGTTGACGCTACAACTTCGCTATTCTTGCTTTCGATATCTTCCGACTTCGAATCAATGACACCAATAATTTCTGCATCACCAGTTTTGATTAACATATAACCCTTAACTCTTTGTACCTTGCAATGCTTCTTGTCTTTCTTTGAAGAGCTGCATTACTAGCGGTACTCTTTCTTCTATGGGCTTACCGTCATCACAATGATCCTTCGCCCAATTCTTTGCCAAAATATTACTATCTATATGTTCTAAAATTCGATCTTTTATTAATTGCTCGATTTGGTTCATTTGTTTCTTCATCGAATCAATTGTTAAAATCAAATGGTCCCTAAACTCTGGACTATTAAGATTCGAGAATATTGACATAAATGTATCGGTATATTTCTCTAATTCCCTAACCGACCCAATAAAAGAGTTCATAATCTCTTCTGTGGCCGTATCTGTGCTAAATTCATTCATTAAGGCAACACACTGATATGCTCTTTTTGTTACCTTATCTGATTTTGCCTTGACCTGATCACGATATTCACGGAAAGTTTTTCTATATTCTACAATCATATCCATATCAATATTCTGGTGCTTTTGAAATGGAGTATATATTAAATCTAAATAACCTTTTATATCATCTAAATGTGCAACTAACTGTTGAAAATATTCCTCAGCCTTTTCCGCAATTCTTTTTTCAGAATCAGGAACATTAAAATGCATTTGGATAGAATATGCTTTTTTTTCCATTGTTGTTATATATTATATCGAATTATTAGCTAAACCTGACCTATTCCTGAAAACGGTAATTGTACAAAACCTGCTGCTCCATCTGGCATTCCACCTAAACCACTTCCACTTCCAGGATAAGCATACGTATAATCGGTAGAATTATCTCTCATTCCTACTTCTACCAAATCATTTATATCATCATTTTCTTCTTGAATATCTATTAAAGAGCTTGGGCATATAATTAAATATTGATTATCACGAAGAATAGCTACATCAATATCTCTTGTTAATACATTGTTTATTAGATTTTTATTTACCTTCCCGTCGAACTTTTCAAATTTAGATGATGATATTAAATTGGCCGAAAATAATTTACCAGAAGAATTTATAGGATTTTTGTTTGCCAATTCTTTTGAGCCCCACCAAAAAGATCCTGGTTTTAATAAATCTCCTGAATTGCACTTAATATAAATTTTAGCTGAAGCAATTCTACTAAGCTGACTAAATTCAATATCTGTGCCTGGTGGAAGATTAAAATTAACCGGTCTGGAAATTGTCATATCATCAACAGCGGGGTTTTCTGGGCCAAATGAATTAGTCATCCTAGTTAAAGAAACAGCATCTAACGCATTACTTTTATCTTCCTCCAGATCTTTTGCGAATTCTTTTACAGCATCATAATAAGTTTTAGCAACATCTGGTGGTAGGTGAGTTCCCATTCCGAATTGTGCTGCTTCTTTTAATGCTTTATCAACAGACCATCCAGAATAAACACGATACATAGCCACTGTCATTCCTGTACGATCTTTTCCATGTAAGCAATGAACATACGTTGGGCCACCATGAGTAAGCGTTGGAACAATTCTCTTTTTTAATGCAGCAACTTTAGGATCATTGCCTGCACCCAATCCCCATATAATTTGATGAATACCCAGCTCATTACACTTTTCTTTTATACGCTCACCACACTCTTCATCAAGACTTACAATTTTATTTATTCCCATACGCTTTAAAGATTCAATATCATTATCTTTAAGCGATGGACAACCACCCCTAAATAAATCTTTGGTTACTTTGGCAAATCTAGCTGGCATTCTCATCCTTGAAATCAATAGCCTTCATTGCAACCATCAAAGCAACAGCGTCTGGATCTTCAACATCTTCATATAAAGCACTATCAAACGCCTTCTTAAAAGCTTTTTGGAATTTCAAACGTCTATCATCATCACCTTTACGCAACTTCCTAATAATATACGAATATGATAGGTCTGGTCGTGGATTTTCAGTATCAGTTAGGGCAGCGTAAGCACAAATAGCATCATTGGTTAACTTATTATCACCAAGTAACCTAATATCTTTACAAATAGATGCTAATTCACTTTCTATGCTCACGGTAAACCTTTGCTTTTTATATGCTTCATTCTTCCTTTGAATAGTGTCATAACATCAACACCATCAAGAGGAGTTACAAAATAAACATTATATGAATTAAATATAACAACCGTCTTAAACTTTTTTGCTGGCGTATCCACTTCACACTCTAAAGCAAATACCTCACCCCTTCCCCAAAGAACCTTACCCTCAATATACACATTATTAGAAACATCATAATCAGAATAATGTGTAGACCCACCATTATCAGACCAATATACCTGAATCATTTTTCCTTTATAAAAATGACCAATTGCTTCGGCAAGAGAATCTATATGCTCAAAATCATCAGAATCAGCGTTGATAACTTCATTATTAATAACATCAATTTCAACATTACTCATTGTTTCTCCAGCAATCAAAAGCAACCTTCCTAAAACTCTGATCAAACACTCCAGATTCAATTACATCAAGATTAGATATCCCAGGCACAACATCTACACCCACACCTATCTTTGTGGTATTTAAGAACTCATCAGCTAAATACGTAGATATGCCATAAATAGCCATTAATGAAGCTGTCTTACTTCCACACACAGCCACCTGAACCTCTATATCATCACCATCATTTCTTACCGAACAATCCGCATCAATTTCCTGCCTTAATGCACTTGATAAAATCCTGGAAAATTGTGTTTTATGATGGAATGTTTGCCCATTTACTTTTACAATTGCATGCGTTGTTGGTAATGATTTTTTAAGTATGGCTCGTTTAATTATATTTGTAATTATTCCAGCATTATGTATTTCTTGATCATTTAATATTTCCCTTCTAGAAAGAGATAATGTCGGATTTTCTACAAAATATAATGATAATACTTTTCTTGGATTAGCAACAGTTCCAGTACCCAAATCAGTAAGCGCAACAATATTGGTATGAATTAATATTTCTGAATCACCAAAAGGAAATGGTATATCAGGAATAATAACTTCTAACTTCATTTGATTATTTATTCTATTCTTGACAGATTCAGATGGTCTTGAAAAATTAACTTTATGAATAATTCCTTTATTAAAAATAGCGTCTTGCAAATTGTCCATAAATTTATCAAAACCAGAATCAATCTTACTAATTAATTCTTGACCACTAAACCTTCCAGTCTTATCGAATAATCTTGATAAATTATTAATTAAGGCATCTTTGGTTTTATTATATACATTGGTATTTATTCTAATCTCTGGACTATATTGTTTGTACCAAGAAAAACTTGACAACGGCTTATCAATAACTTGCGCAATCGGTATCTCATTTCTAAATTCTTCTGGTAACAAATCCCAAGAACCACCAAGCACCCTAGGATCTTTATGAAACCCCTTCATTACTCTACTTAAATCTCCAGACGCAATCTCTTCGCCTTTTTCATTTACATAACTTTCAGGAACAGCTTTATTGGCATCTAACATCTTTTGCTTTAGATTACCCATATCTTTTGTAACCTTAGAAATTATTGCCGGAACTTCACCAACAAGCCTAGCAATAGAATCAACATCTTGGCCTTGAAATGATTTATCCAATTGTTTTAACTGACCAATTAACTCTCCAAGTGGCCCTTTCATTTCATCATAAGCCTGCTCAACCTGTTCTTGTTGTTGGGCAAAGTCAGGATTAAATTTAGCCTTCCACCAATTCTTAATACGCTGAATTATACCGGCTACTTTAACCAGATCTGTACTATCAGCCTGAAGCTCTAAAGCTGCATATCGCAATAGTTGAAGATCCTCTCTGTTCATTATTCTCCAATTGGCATTAAATCAGAGGCCGCCTTCAATAAAACAATACTCTCTTCCTCGTTCCCATAATCATCACAAATTTCCGAAGCCTTAGCCAAAAGTGCCGCTGCTAAACCCCTGTCGCTCTGCTCTAACGCATTTCTAGCCTTACTTACCAACTCAACAATAAGTTCAGCTGCCTTTGTTTTTTCTTCCTCTTCTTTGTTTGTAATATTTGGAACTGTAACATTATCAACCAATGGACCAGGATTTGGATTTTTAGTACCGGCTGGCTGTGGACTTTCAACAACTGGTACCGCTGGTGGCGCTTCTGCAGATCTCATTTCTTCAGCGCCACATTCAGAACAAGGAGCACCAGCAACAGCATTAGCTCCACAATTCCAACATTTTCTGGATTGCTCAGTTTTTTGTTCTTTCTTTTCAGGTTTATTAGAAGGAACCAAGTCTGAAAAATGTTCTTGATAAATAACCGAAAGCTCTTCTTTTAGTGCTTCAAATCTTTCTTGATATTTTTGAGCAATACTAATATAAGTTGAAAAATCTCTACGCGCAGAATCAAGCTTTGAAAATACTTCTTTTATTGATTTATATGCTTTCTCTGCAACCGATAAAGCTAAACGAGCAGCTTCTTTTTGTTTACCCATTCTATTGCGAAAAATTCTATCAAGTAAATCGCCCTTTAATTGTCTGTATGATGGTATGTTTTCCTGCAACCATTGAACCGGATTAGCACCCTCACTAATCAATTCAGGTGCCGCTGCTGCATATAATAAAACTTCAAGATTAGAATTTTTTGGAACTTTAATTTCTTTACTACCCTGACCAAAATTTCTATGAAGTTCTCTTAATTGGCTTGGCGTTAAAGATTCTGCATAAAATTCATTAATAATTCTTTTACTTAATCTTTCTAACTTATGAATATCTTTAGTAAAAATCCCTTCAACTGCTTTTATTAATTGCCAAGCATAATAAAAAGTCTTAGGAAACTCGCGATTCTTCATAGCCATACGAGCTTCATGTATAGCTTCACGCATACCAGGATCATTTTGCAAAGCCTTATCGCGCATATCTTTATCAATCTCATCAATTAACTGAGATACTTCCCTGTATTCGCCAGACATATTTCTGAACCATTCTGCTGGATTTATGGCCCTTCCAATAGATTTAGTAACAGATCTTCTTTGCGCTTCCTTTTCCATAAACCACTCCAGTTAAAAGCCAGAATATGCGCTGGGCTTAATTATGGTGAAGGTGGGCTTGCTGGCTTTGGAGCTGCCGGTTTTGGTCCGCCTCCGCCAATTGGAGATGGAGGTGGTGATCCTGGCATTGATGGTCCGCTTGGTGCTCCTGGTCCTATTCCACCACCCATTCCACCTTCTGACTCATCACCTTGTGGGGTTATATACGGGCTTTCTCCTGGAACCGGTGTATCAGAAGGCTCCTCAATTTCATCACCCGGATTAAGAGATTTCAATTCATGAAGATCATACTTAGCCATAGCAGCAAGCTCTCTGGTCCTAATTGCATCTTGAATATCTTCATAACGAATCTTTCTCTGCTCTTCCTCATATTCAAGACCCAAGCTTCTATATAAAGTCTGCAATGAAACGCGCTTTGGAGTTTCACCTTGACCCTGAGAAAGATTAACCATGTTTTGAATGTAACTATCCATATCAAACAAAGACATATGGTTCCAGTCAATTTCAGGAACAATCAAAGTTTTTTCACCATCTACATATTCATAAAAATCTTGAATCTGAGCAATTGGAGCAAAAATCTTTCTCTTCAACCAAGTAGTCATCATCTGGCGGAATTGCATATATCTCTGACGCAAAACATCCAATGCTACAGAACCAGTCGCATAAGTCGTATCACTGCCATCCATAATTACAGACGGCACCATCAAACCAATATAAATTTCTTTAATTAATTGTGTTATGTCAGCTGAAGTATCATAAATACCTTGGCCATAACCAATACGCTCAACCGTTACAGCATTATGTGTAAAAATTTTGAAATCGCGATCATACTGTCCCGCCTCGAACACATGTCGCCAATTTTCAAGATCTTGTGGGCCTGGGCGAAAATCTGCATCACCAATCTTTACAAGTGTCAGCGGATTAACCATGTTGTCGGCTTGTGCAAACTTTGATTCGCGAATTTTGTCCCATAACATCAAGGCTCTAAAACAACTTACAATCAAGCCCGTTCCACGAATCTCATAAGGCGAAATTCTACGAGCCATATGATGAACATAGAAGTTATTTAGTGGAATATTCTCATTACGACGAACATGCTCAATAATAGACGGATCAAGTTGTTTGCGTTGTTGCAGATCCGATGGTTGATTACCCATTACTACACGTCTAAGGTTTTCATCAGGGCGCAAACTAATAATTGGTTCTGCTGCAATTACACTTCTCTGAACATTAACATAATCAGGGTTTAGAATCATCAACCGACTCCAACTACCCTTGCTCTCATCTAATTCGCCATAAATAAAAGCCTCTCCAAGAATCCAATATTCCTGAGCGGCTAGTACGGCAATATTCATCAAATCTATTTCTTCTGACATCTGAGAAAAAAACTTCTCAACCTTAGGATTCTTTGATTTGATATTTAGTTTTGCAATTGGATATGTTGAATGTAGTGTTATTGCATTATGAACAATGGGATTTAATGCAAAAAAACTACGACTCCAAGCATTAATTGTTGGACGATCTCTTGGTAAGTTTAAATTTGAATTAAGCCATAAAGGAGAATAAACTTCCGGAACCTGTCTAACTGAATCATTACTACCTCGCCATCCGCCACCGCTACCAGAGATAACACCTCCATCAGCTGCCATCTTGTATAGGTTTTTTCCATTATGAGCTACAAGGCCTAATTCTGTTTGTGATTTCTTAACTGAACGGTCTCTAGATGCTCCTGAAAAACCAGATCCTTGCTCCCTGAATTCACCAGCCTCAAGTTGCATTTCCATCAATTCTCGGCGCTCCTCACTAACCCCACGCGCCATTCGATTAGAAATTTCAGGAATACCAGACAATGCCATATTATTTGACATTATGGTTGCCGCTCTAGATACTAATTTACGGTTTTTTTCAATTAGTTCCTGTGCCCTGGTTCTTTCATTATTAATATCGATCATTAAAACCTACATTTATATTGCAGAATATTATACACTCTTTGGTTTTTATTATTTTTACCAGAGAATCTATTTGTTTATATATCAGCTATCCGCGGCCTCCAAACATTCTAGGAACAAAGCCAAGAACCGCCTGAACCTGACTACCTTTTGTGGCCAAGTCATATTTCATGTGTTGTGGATTAGCAATCGTAAAACCTTGAGTTACATCGAATTTCCAGGCCAAATAAGCATTCAACAAGGCCATTAACCCGTCGTTTGCCCCAGATCCTTTTACATATTTCTTTAATGGTTCGCCTGATTTATCCCTGGTAACCTTAATATCCATACTTGCACAATGCTCAATCATCCATTCAATACGGTCATAACTACCACCAGGAAATTTAATTCTACCCTCTTTAAGCAATCCCAATACCTCTGAAATATAATAATCCTTCTCGAATACAATTGTTTTTGGCCATTCATCATTGGAATATTTTATATGGCCATTAACTTTATGAGAAGAACGCGATGCCAAAAACTTCTCGTCATAAACCCTTTGCAATTTATGAGTTAAATCATAAGCATCACCAATATCACCAACAGATAATGCCATATTGTAGCGCCTAAACATCTCCTCAACAGTACCCATTTTAGTTTCTGGATCTGGTCTGAGTAATCTAGTAGCAAATTCCACATTAAATAAATTATCAGAAACCGTAAGTATAACCGCACAACTATAAGAGCCTTTTCTTCCTCTTCCGGCTATTTGTTCAAGCGCTCCTCTTTGTCCCCAGTCGAATCCTGCATAAACTCTCTTATTCTGTTCTGGATAAATAAACTTGGGCATTTTACGACCTTTATCAATACATTTATCCCGAATCTCTTGAGCGGTAATTGTTCCACCTTCTCCATCATAAAACTCACCAAGAACTTCATTCATATAAACGCGCTCAGTATTAATTGGGCTTCGTTCCGGCTTGGCTTTTTCTATTGTCTCTCTGGTGAAATGTGGAATGTATAATTGATTTATGTGATAACCAACAAAATCGCATTTATCTGGCTCATTAAGCGGGATCCATTTACCACGTTCCTGAGCTTCAAGTTTATCTTGTTCATGACTGCATTCTGTGCACTTAACAGTTAAACCATAAACCCACACTTCTTCCCAATTTATGCTGGGATGATACAATGGAAAATACTTGCCACATTTTTCACAACGCAAATGAAAGTAATTTTGCGATGAGTTTTGCCACATATTCCAGTAAGAGCCGCCTTTTGTTTTAGGGGTTCCGTAGTAAACCTGAACACCTTCGCCTGGTGCTCCATAGCGTGACTGTGCTAAGATTTTAGTCGCTGCACCAATTGCAGTGTCCGACATATCCTGAACCTCGTCGAAAAAATTAATATCGCACGTACGACCACGAATTCTGTCGCCATCTAAACCAGTAGATTCAATCCAAATCTGATTTCCAAACATGAATTTTTTGAAATGCATGTTATTGTTAGTCGGGCTGCTTGCGTCTAACCTAGCCTCCATATAAGATTTCAAAAGACCATTACTCTTCATAAGTCCTGGAACCGGCAACGCACTACTAATCATTGGATCCAGCTTGTCTTTTGTATATGCTGCAGCTAGTGATAACGTAGGAAATAAATGCATCATACGTGCTGGTGGTCGTTCATTTACACCAAAAGATCCACACGCACTAAAATAACATTCAAGAGCAGCAGCCATTACCGTTGCCCCTACTTGCCGTCCTTTTACTAATACAATTGGCTTTGCGTTTGGCTCAATTGCTTTAAGAGCTATGTATCTATAAATATCAGAGAATGGTTTATATCCAGTTCCCTCTAATTGTAACGGCTTACCATCTATAGCTAAATATCTTGAACAAAAATATACCGGATCAATGCGTTGTATATTGTCACGAAATTGATTAAATAAACCCGAAAAACCTACCTCTGCAGCTTTCATCCTTTCCTAATTACAGCGAACTTTTATCCGGTTCTAATAGTGTAAATGGGTCTCTATTAGAATCTTTTTCGCCTGAGTAATCGACATGGGTACCAACACCACGTCCAAGATGCGAAGGAGTAGACTCACCCTTAACACCCTTTTCAATCAAAATATTATTAATCCAATCTAGCAACGATCTATCAGAAAAAATATCCTGATTAACACCATCACGATTGAATGTCTCCATCAAAGAATGAAGCAGCGCCGGAATTTGAATACCATGATTTGTTTCGATCATGTTAATTATAAAATGCTCAATTGCTGGATTATTTTCCAATATTTCTGGCTTCTCACCCTGCGCAATCAGTGTTTTTTTTTTATCAGGAAATGCCTCTAATTCCTCTTCCGTAGCATCCCTTGAGTCATCGCTGTCAGAAGCACACCCATAATCAAGATTCCTTCTAAAGAAACCACCATCTTCAGCATCATCCTTATCGCATTCGCATTCGGCATGAGTACAACCACACTTATGGCACACACCCCTAGCATCAGACTCATCTTCACCACTCAATTCATATTCAGCAGCAGCAATGATTTGACTAGCAAGCTCACCAAGATTAAAGCCAGCCTCACGCTTTAAATATGCTTCTAAACCGGTCTGACGCTGATAATCTTTAACTGCTTCCTCAACCGAACTATATTTTGGCTTCTGGTTGCTAACAATTGCGCTCATCATCTCGTATATCGATGGCTGGTGTTGCTGACGTTCACGAGCAACTTCAACGGCTGTCTTTGCTACCTCTCCTTTTCTTTCTTCATCAATAGCAAATTTAGTAGCAAGAAGATCTAGCCAATCAGGACATTTGGTTGGTTCGCGACTTATTTCGTCAGTTCTATAAAAAGCAGGATTGTTTCTCATATAATCTCTTTAATCATTATATTGTGCACTGAAATCAAAATTATCATTCTTCCAAGTTTTAACAGAAGTGCCAGCAGGATATCCACGATCACGAATCATGCTATAACCCATATCGCTTAGCAATTGCGATAATTCAGCCTGTTCTCTTTTATCAAGCGAATATTCCTCTGCCTGACGCTTAAACATATCTTCCATATCATGACCGGCCGAAACCATACCATTGATACACACACGAGCAATTGTAGAAATTAACAATGGAACAGTAATTGTAATACCTGTAATATTTGTTGTTCCAGCTTCCTTGATTAGACCAGCTTCGACAGCCCAACTCTTCTTTTTCTTACCATATTTATCAGCACTAACACGCTCAAGACGATCTTCTAAACGTTCTATTGCTTTTATGATTTGTTCACGAGCTTTTTCTGCTTTATCAATATCGATCTCGTTCTTAAAGTCTGTACGCAATGCTTTTGGAAATTCTCTTAGTATGGCTCCAAAATAACCAATACACTTTTCAAGACCAGAAACATCATATCCTGAATGCTTTGGACAGTTATCAATCATTTTAGATACCCAAGGAATAAATGTTGAATGGGTCCAATGCCACGGATCGTTATCTTGTGGATCGGCTTCTACTTCAATGTCCTTATCCCCATCATCTTCCTTGACCATAATTTCTTGGGCATCGGGAGCACCAGGAACCTTATCAATGAAGAAAATATCCTTATCTGGATCTTCTGAAACCTCTATGGTGTCTTCAACTTCAAGAGGCGGAAAATCCCCACTGCCCATTAATGGAGCAATGAACTCTCCCAATTGTTGTGCGCGTTTTTCTACCATTTTAGAACCTCTGTATTATTCTGGATTATTGGTATATTGGGTTATTACGGGTTTAAATAGAAAAGCCCCACAATAATTCATGAGGCTTTATTATTGTTTGAAAATTAATGGTGTAGAATCCTCGTTGAACCCTAAATCTAAATTAATACGAGAAAGTGCTGATATTGCTGTTCCTATATATCCCGCAGTTTCTCTTGCTTTAGAAACATACTGAGAATAATTATTATTAGTTGAGTCTAGAGGGTAAAGTGAACACAACTCTTGAACTCTGATTTGAAATTGCAAACAACAAATCAATTGCTTAATAATATCCTGTGTAGTAGGTAAAGCTTCTTGTTCTTTATATAGGTTGATTTTTTCATCATTTAATTCAACAATCATTTTTAATTTTTGTACTGATTCAAATTTATCGTTTAAATACTCATACATTGTTTTAATATCTTGCTTACTAGCGGAATCAATAATGTCTTTTAAAAAATCAACTGTTTCTATTTTATTTTTCATATTTTCTCCTAGTACCGGTTGCTGTTTTGAGAGGCCGGCACACTAGGATATATATCAGTTGCTTATTATACATTTTGGTCATTTATTATTTTTTACCAGAAGAAATTAGTTGACTTGGTTGATATATAGAAATTTGGTTGATATAGGTGGTGATATATAGAAATTTGGTTGATATAGGTGGTGATTTATGGAAAGTATTATTTTAGATGGATACAATAAATCAAAAAAGAAGAAGGGGACTTTCGGGCGCTTGTGATTCTCCAGCAAAACCACTCCAAAGATGCATGTTTATAATATTCCACTCAATCATTCGTAAATAATATAATCGCTCTTCAATATCATCATAATAAGCACGTGATATAAGGTTTTTAATTTCTGAACGCAAATCATTTATATTTTTCAGATCCTCACCTTCAATTTGATAATCCCATCCATGATCAATATCGCGTGAATAAAAATCTACCTTAAAACAATTCTTCATATTACTTATATAACACAAACTTAACAACTACCTATTTTTAGGAGCAATTATGAAAATGTATTCAATATCTTCGAGTTTCGATCCAAAAAACACTGACCCACAAAAAGCAGAGTGGTATAATGAATTTAATGTTAAGGCAATCAACTCTCTGCAGGCGGCATACAAATACGCTGAAAAATTTGGATACTTAATTCATTCTGAGGTTACCAAAGATCCTACTTCACATACTGGTAAAATGTATAAAATATCAAACACAGATCAATCAATTAGATATGATTATGTTAAAGTAAAACCTATACATTGCCTAGTTTAGTATAAGAAAAACCTATAAAATTCCCACTTAAAGAATAACTTCCAAAGTACATATTTCTGCTAACATTGTAATCCGCAAGGTATCCGCTGGGGTAAGTACTCAATCCTGTAATTACTCCATTAAACATCTTAGAATAAAAAGGAGCGGCCGTTAATGCTTGAGCTGGTCCCTGTCCTGGTGCTGTATCGTCATGATTACACTCAACTGCATCATTGTGTTCTAATATATGACCAACATAAGGACACTGCTCAGGCTTCTCAGAACTTCTCAACAAATTCCAAGCCAACAATTTAGTATTAGCAGCGGCCAACATTTCCTTTTCATCTTCGCTTGCTTCTTTACCCATTACATTAAAAGGAGCCATATTTTCTACATTCTTACCCGCATATTTACATCCAAAAGGAATCGGCAACCCAAATGGACAAGGATCTTCATTATTTTTGCGAACCTCAGCTATTTTTAGACGCAATTTCACAACACACTCCTTTGCTCTATTAATATCCTAGGAATCCCCACCACATTCCAAAGACCCATAGCATTAAGTAATTCAGTAGTCTTTTTTATATCAGCACGAGTAGCATCAGCAAGTTTTCTCTTTGCAAATCCCACAGATACCTCAGAATTAATTTTCTCATGATGATTCTGAGCCCATACAATAATATCTTCTTCTACAGAAAATCCAAGCTTAGCTGCCAAATAAATTGCACGAATCACTCGCTTGGTATCATCCCTCAAAGTTATTCTTGGCGGAAGCGGAGTCTTGATAATCTTTTTCCTAATATCATCCAATGCCAAACCAATTGGATCTATAATCTTTCTTAGTGCCAATGATAAAATAAGTGTATTGCAAGTAAAATCACGACTAAATAATTCTAATTGCATATTGGTAGGGTTTTTAATACCAACCTTTTCCAAAAAATATTTAGCATCTGGTGAGTTATAGTTTGAAGAGAAATCATACTTAACGCCATCAATATAAACTTGATAATGACCATCTGGAAATCTCATTGGTACAACTTTGAAATTATTAGCTGTAATTTCTGCCAATTTATGAATAGACTCATCACCAGAAGTTAAGTCTACATCTTCTATTTTACGAGAACGATTAAGGATTTTATCACGTGGAAGACCGCCTACGATATATGGCTCAGACAAACCATTATCTTTTGCTAGGCGTTTTATTTCCAGTAGAGTATCCCTAAGTCCAGCCATTTTATCCTCTTAGCGCACATCTATTCTTGGTGCCCTTTCGACTTTAGCTGGTCTCTGCAAATCAACCGATTCTCCAACTGGAACTGCTGCCGGACCCACATCAGGACCCGCTGCACCACCCTCCATCTTTGCTATATCTTGTTGCTTCCTCATTTCCTTGCGCCTTTTCTCTTCATCTTCTTTTTCTTGAAGATTGCGCCTAATATTTGCTGTCTCTGGATTGTTCTGTTGCTTTACTTCCATCCATTCAGAGGCACCAGCAACCTCAAGAGATCCTTTTAGCTTAGTCAACACACCTTCAAGACGACTTCCAATGTACTGATTAGATTCAAGAGCCTTACTCATTGCCTCACCTAAAGCTGGGAAGAATGAAGATAAACCAATGCGATCCATCATAATATCAAGAATGGCTAACTGACGAGCAATTTCTCTCTTATTATAAATTGAAACAAGCATTTCCAATCGGCTAATAACATCATTAATTGAAACATTCTTGAGAGCCGCATCAATTACATCTTCGGTATTATCTTCCGGCACAACACCCTCTACAGCCTCAAGTTCATTATTAGGACGCTTGGGTGGTGCTGTGCGTAATTGTTTTGGCGCTGGTGCTGCTGGAGCCATCTGTGCATTCTTGTGCCAGTAACCCATACCAAGCTTGATATTATCTTCAATTGATGCTGTGGCTTTGGCAGGAGGTGCAGGAACAGCTGGTGGTGGAATATTTAAAGCAGTTGGATTTGGCTTTAACTCCTCAGGCTTTTTTTCTTCAGGAGAATTTTCATCATCAATTCCCTCTTTCAAGTTGGCGAAAAACTCCTTCAAACATTCATAAGTCTCTTGTTTATTACCATCGTCTGATACTGCTTGTGGTGCAGCTTCTTCTCCAGGAACCTCAGACTCACCAAGATCAAGCCCTCCATCAGCAGGCCCTTCACCAAATTGTGCTATCTTATAAAAGAAATTAGCAGCATCATCCTTACCTTTAACCTTCAAGAAATTTGCTGTACGATAAATATAATCTTCAAACAATGATGATTTTGCCGTAAGTTTATTGGCTATTTGAATTCTTCGTTTCAAATCCTGAAGAAGTTTCAACATTAATTCTTGATCATCTCCAGCAAATAATTGACCATCAAGCGAAGCCAACATTTTTTCAGCAGAATTCAAACGACTAATAAGCTTCTTGCGCTGGCCTTCAATTTTATCACGAGCAGAAGCTACATCTGATTCTGGTAAATTCTGCGTCAACCCAGGAGACACCTTTGAATTATATTGATCGCTTGAGATAGGATTAGGGAACTTTCCGCTGTTATTGGTACGAGCACGCAAAGCCCCAACACCAAGAGGAAGATTGGCCAAGAATAAATTTTCGCCATGATCTTCTGCTGCGAGTTTGGGATATTTCTCCGGAGTTTTGTCCTTATAGAATTTTAACCATTGTTCATAATCCATTTTTTCCCTTACTTCCCAATTGCCAGTTATATTTTTTTCAGCCTGATCTTGAGAATATCCTTTATTCATCAAATTATATATCTCTCGTGTAGCCATTACCCAACGACCAATATCATATTCAGGACGCTCCTCAATTGCCATTGGTTGAGGATAGGCAATCTTGGGTCTAATGTAATCAGGTATCATCTTCTTTAATGCGAGTTCAGTGGCTTGTATTAACTCCAAAAGCGTTCCAATAGGTGCATTTTCCCTATTCCTGAAAACTTCCGCAGCAATTGCCCTAGATGTGTTGTCATTTAATTTTCTATTGAATACTAAATTAACAATCTCTTGCACATGATTTCTCACCATAAAGAATTGGTTCTGATCAGCATTGTTATCTATATCAAGCTGTGACATTGTGTGAAAATCAGAGAGTACATTATTTTTTATATCCTCTGGTAAAAATTCACAATTAGAAGAATCTAGCTGATTTTGAAAATGTTTATTCAGACTCATCTTCATCCTCCTCTTCATCTTTATATTCTTCTAAAAATTTCTGATCAAATTCCTGAACATTAGCATCCAACTTATCCAGTGATTGTCTTTCTTTTTCAATATCTCTTGTTGTAACTGGAGCTGGCCCTATTTCTTTAGGCTTCATCTTGGATAGATTCTCATTTAACAAATCAAAAAATATAGAAACCTGATCTGGACCAAGACGCGGAAGAAACTCACGAATTGTTTCCTGAAATGCAAATGATTGCTGTTCTACCATCTGTAAAGTATAGGTATGCTCAACACGCACATCTGGTTTATCATTACGAATTTTGTCAGCCTTTTCAATTATCTGCATTAATATTTCTGCGTACTTAGTAAAAATATAGTCAACTTTACTATTTTCCGGATCACTCTGAATCAAATCAAATAATTGTTCAGCGCGAGCCTCCATAATAGTTGTTAAATGATCAAGCTTCTCTATATAATTTAATTGCTTATCAACACCATCTTGAACACGCTCCCTCCAAGCACGCGTATCCATTAGTGATTCTGCAATCTTCCTATCTATTTTACTATCAGCATCCCTCTGAATTATCTTTTTTACAAACCCATGATGATCGGCATACGTATCCAAAAATTCCTGTAGAGTTGTTGCCGGAATTCTTAGGTGTGCTTCATCGGCTTTTGAATATTTATCTTTTAGGTAATTAGATACAACTTTAGAATTCTCACCGCTAACAAGCTTCGAGATTATATTTTGCTTCTCGGGATGATCAATAATCTTTGTAAAATCAGCTGGCATTTCATTCCTTACGCTCGCCCATGTTTAATGTCTTCCTTTTTGCGAGCATTAATCGGATCAGCTCCAAGAGGATTGAAAAACCCATTTCCACTTAGGATTTTAGCGAATGACCTACCACCAATTGTAGCCGGTTGATTGGGCGGGAAGAAACCCTGCTCAGCCATCCACCTATCAATTTCAGAATCTTTCTTTTCCTTATCTTTAGCATTAGCCAACTCAATAGAATACAAATGATCTATAATATCATCAGAAGCATCAGCATTAGGCCATCTCTTCTTAATCATAGCTTTTACTTTTGATATATCTACTGGACCATTCTTAGCATTAGCCATTCTACTAACCAATCCACGAATTCCGCCACCACTGTTCTTTAGGAAGTCTTTGTATTTTGTAACGGTTTCTGGACTAACATTATCCTGTTTCATGGTTTCAATAAGCTCATCATTTGTTATTCCTGAATTCATCAAATTAAATATCTTATCCTTAATTTCTCTCGGAATATTTGCTACATTTTCTGGTTCTGCAGCCCTAATCTGATAAACTTCCTTGGGAACTTCTTGTCTCTTATATGGAAACTTGTGTTTGGCCTCAATATATTTATGCTCATATTCCTTTGGGTTTTCGAAAAGATTCTTCATACCCTGGAAATCTTCGGTCCACTCTCCACCATAATCACCCTCCAACTGCCAGGGCAACATGAAACGAGCACTAGCACCACCAATTAATTTTTCATCCGGAGAAATATACCCCTTCTCTTCCATATATTGGCTCTGCTGCTTTCTCATTTCTGCATTGTGAAGTTTATCAGCCATTGATTTTTGAGATATTGTTGGAAACTTTTCTTGAGCTTCCCTAAACATCTGTATATATTCTTGAGGATCACTAAATAAAGAAATCTTATCCTCTGGCAACTCAGCAACCAACCCCTTCTTCCTTCTAGTTGTAGTTACTTCACCCACAATATCCTCAAGCATTTTTGTAAACTTAAGCGCTGTAATTTCGTTATCGCCTTCTTGAGAATCAAACATCGCAGGAAGATTTTTACCAGCCAGGATATAATTAGTTGCTTTTCTTAAAATTCCACCAAAAACTTTCTGTCTTAATTCTTCAGCTTGTCTTTTATTTTGCGGCCCAAGCATTGCTACACGAGCCTTTTGCAATTCTTTGAGCGGAATAATCTCAAAATCTGCGCCAGCCCTAATAAGCTTCATAAGATATTTAGCAACAGATTCAGTAGTTTCCTTTGCCATAAACATATCTTTCATGGCATCTTTAACATCTTTAGGAAGTTTATCTACAGCAACAGGCATTGTTTCGCCCTTGAACTTAAAGCTTCCAAATATTTTTTCAAAACCAGGAGTATCATTACCTCTTCCTGTCTTAGCTGCCTGAACAAGATTTCCAATTTCTGTTTCTAATTGTCTAACTTTTTCAGAGCTTAGTTTTGTTTCTGGGTGCTTGCTTATATATTCACCCCAAGGTAAAGATAAAGAACTAACAACACCCTTTAATATATCATTGTGCTTTTCTGTAAATGGTTTAACTTGCCTTTCTTTATCCCTTTCTGTCAACACATGCTCTTTTACCTTTGGATTCCATGGCGGTAATGTTGGTTTATTTGCTGGAGGTGGAGATGGAATAGTATCTCTTGGTAGCTCAGTAGGAACCTCTTCTTCCTCAGCATTTGGATCTAATACATTAACAAACTCTGGTTCTTTATCTAATTCTAAATCTGGCAGCTCATCTGTAAATTCAATCTCTCTTACACCAGCTGATTTTAAAATATTTGATAATACATTAATTCTATTAGTTTTTTTACCAGAGAGTTTTTGTATTTTATCTTGGCTGATTCCTAGAGCCGACATTACTTTTGTGTGCTGTTCTATTAAATCATTCCAGCCCAAATCTTTTAAATGCGGGAACAGAGATTCAGCAATCTTTATTTCATCAGCTTGTTTATCGAACTTGTTAACAAAATTAGATGATAAAACTGATTTTATTTGTTGATCAGTTAATAATTCTTTTGATTTTGCAACAGCCGATTTTAGAAGATGCGGTGCTAATTCTTGGATCGCACTCAATGCAAGAGCCATTAAGCTTTGTTTTGATGAAGCACTTAATGGTGAGAATACAGTTGGTGCGCTTTCTATTTCAGCATGTGGTCGTACAGTTATTGGACCATCATCATTTGGTTCATCTAATGATTCTCCAAATAAAAATTCTCTTTGAAGCAAGTCTATTGTCAATGGAGATGCACCGTGTTCTGATAACGCTGCGATATGATGAGCAATTAAAGCTGGACTATTTTTCCAACCTGAATCTGAAATTGCTTTAAATAATCTCCTAGCCCCTTGATAATCCCTCTCCTCTTCAGAAATGTCATCAAGTTCATCGGCTAAAGGGTTTACTTGATATTCATCGTCTCCTTCATATTGAGCTATGGCTTCTAATCCCCTTTTGCTGGAAATATCTGAAGCAAGAATATCGGCAATCTGAGATGTTGAAAGACCATCATCCCGAGCATTATCAATAGCAGCATTTAATAATTTAGGCGCAAAATCACGAATAGATTTCAGCGCTATTGCAATTTTATCTATTGCTGAATTTTTTTTTAGATCAGAATTGTCCTCGGCATAGCGCCCCATCAAAGACTGACGACTCTCAAACATAGATGTGCCTTGGTTACGAGAATCACCCAGTTCACGAGTTTGATTCTCAACAGATCCACCAGGAACCTCATTGCCCTTCTGAGTCTTGTATCCGGCTTTATAGTCATAGATAATTCCAGTAACTATATCCTGATAAACATGGTCAGTAATGCGAGTCATCTGCCCACCAGGACGATCCGGGGGATAACGAGTTTGCAAAGGAGCTTCCATAGGCACAAATCGCTTTACCTGCTGCTCAACTGCTTTGGCTTGGCCAGCTGCATTTTCCATCTTGTGCAGAGCTTCCCTTGGCGCATCATAAGCTTCTTCACGACGACCCTTGCTATGCTGTTCACGCAATCTCTTAATCTCGTCGGCAGTAGCTTTATTAGCAGCAGCAATGGCATTTTTTGGAGCCGCAATGCTAAGTAATAACTCATCAATAACAGAAGCTTGTTTTCTCAATAGTGGATCATTGCTCTCATCAAACGAACTTGCGAGAGCGGCCAATTCATCGAGCTGTTGTTCTGTAATACTAAAAGAAGCTTGATTATCCATGTCATTTGCAACTTCTTCTAGCAAAGTAGATGCAGCAGCAACGGCCATTGAAACTCTTTCGAATTCCTTAGGGCTTTTTAAGGAAGCATTGACCAAAACATCATCACTGCTTTTTTCCAGCTTTTTGGCTAGAAGTCTTAGGTCCATTGAAACTGGCATGATTAAGCTCCTTCCGGAAAGAAAATCTTATAACTCATAAACATCGGAGTGTCTTGTACTGGCTTGTTTGCTAATTTCTGCATCTCGGAAATATCACCACTAGGATCTTTACCAGACTCAGAAATATTCAACATCATGTGCGCAATAGCAACCTTCTGTGCGCTTGGATCGATCTCACCTAAAACATTTATTGCATCTTCGGCCCTAGCATAATTACCATCATGAACAGCCTTCTTTACAATATCAAGAAGTTCAGTTGGTTTCATTCCAGAACAGTTACTAGCAATCGATAATGCTTGTTTGTTACCCCCAATACCAGCCTTAACTGCCTCTGTTATTGCTTCCTTACTAAAAGCTGTAACAATGCCATCAGCAAATATAATCTTTGGAGGGAATACGTTTGTTCCAGTTACTTCAATCGGAACCTTAAATCCAGTACCAGTTCCAATAGCCACAGCATAAAAAATCTTATCCTTCTCAACTTCGGCTACCTTAATCTGAACACTCTTGTAACCAATCTCAGCAAATTTCCTACTGAGCATGGACCGGCCTGCTTCTACAACACGATCACTATGAATGAAGTTAGCAATTCCGTTTGCAGAGCTTAGTGTCTCGGCAAACTTACTCTCCTTAGTCTCGGCCATCTTTGGAAGCTCAACATCAGCCTTTGTATCAAGAACTTCTGTATAATAAATACCGTTTTGATCTAGCATGGCCGGCGAGTTTTGCTCTGAGGCTACCTTTATTGCAGCCAATTCTACATCATTGCACAGAGTTGAACTGCCACGCTTCACCTGCTCAAGAACATCAAGAAGCTTAGAACCATCAACTCTAAACCCTTTACCTACCACTGCCTTAATGTGGTCTAGATAAGCGGTCTTTTCCAAATCTTCAAAACCATTTAGACTAAAAAACATTGATGGAAGAACGGCTCTACCCTCAATCAACTCAACCGGAATCAATACATTAGCTTGACCCATTTGTGTTTCGTAATTAGCCTGGCAGATAATTATATCCTTACGACCAGCGAATGTAACAACTTCCTTAGGAACAACACCAATACTAAGCAATTGAGCATAAGCCGCACGATGAGCTCTCTGTGCATCAGCCGGCGAATAAATCTTCTCAACAGGCTTGGCATCAAAAGCACCACTCAATGCATTAGCTAGAACCGGATCCGAAAATCTTTGATAGTCACGGTCCAGAGAAATGCCCTCATTAGCTTCTCGAGCGAACGTCTGCGGCTTTGGTTCTGCACGCTTGCCAAGTTCCTCAGAAAAAACCGAAGATAGCTTAGAGTGGGTTGCTCCAAAACGTTCGACTATATTAGCAAGTTCACTCTTACTAATAAACATTTTGTCAGAAGATGCTATTTTAGTAAGAACCTGCGACGCATTTATTAGATGAGTATCTGTTGGCCTTGCACTTGCCTCTCGCCTTGCTTTTGCTGCCAAAATAGCAACGGGAAATTTTTCATTAGCCTCAATTGTATCTGCGGCTTTTTTTATTAAAGATGAAAGTTCTTGTAAATTCAACATAATTCCTCGTTATACCGTCTCAGTTGAAATATTGGCAACCTTTGTGAGTTCTGGAAATCTCTGAGCAATTAGCTTTCGACCATCATTAGCTACCTTGCTGAGTAATATTCTCTGGAAGTTTTGGTCAGTCTCAAGCTTTCTTGGCAACCATCTGCGAACAATATTAAACTCGTCGGCAGGAACCCCAAGATCCTGACTAGACAATGAAAGCAATGCCTCACCTTTGTAAAAAACATGAACTGCCTTCTTGTCAGGTATTGCTTCCCAATTCTTCTTGATGCTTGACTCAGCCTTTATTTCTTCACCGTTATCATTGTAAAGAGCAACAATTACTTCATCACCATCAGGATTCTTTTGTACCTGCCATAATTGTTCTGTATCCTCATTATCTCGGAAACGAACCAAATCAAAACCAACCTTTTCAACACGATCGGCTACATCTGACAAACGATAAGCGCGCTTGGGTAGTAATTTTTGGGTTAGGTTATCAAAATCAACTGCAAACTTATCATCCATGGGTTCTCCAATAATAACGGCGTTGGGCAAATTCGCTAAATCAATGCGAAAATATACCCACAAGATATTGCTATATTATTACCCTACAAATATATCATGGCAATAATCATTAGAATAATCTTGCATCTTCTCATGCAGACTTTTATTGGAATACCACTCGAAGAAAGAACAACTTCGGGCAATGGCAACCTCAATTGGGAGGGAGTCATTGGAGATATTCTTATTACAATATCAGCTAAGAAAACGCGAAATAATAAGTTTAACTATATTGTTTATGTGGATCTGTGCGGATTTCCTGAAAAATGGTGGATAGAAAATAAATTAAAGATAGCCGAAGCAAAAGGTGATAATATACAAATGCTGGAGCTGGATATTAAAAGACAGCTGATGAGGTTTAAGACATTGGCTATTAATTCACCTCACCAAATGACATAATCATATCTATAAAAGGTATTTCACTTAATTTTTCTTTTTGTTTTTCTGAAACCAACAGTACTAGCGCTTATCCAAAATTCCATTAGTGATTGCTGAATTATATCCTCTAATTCCGTCTCTGACAAATTATCTTTGTATTTATTCAAAGATTCGTTAAAAGTAATAATCAATCTATCAACAAATTTTTAGTGAAGAATTCTTTTTTAAATTTAATGAAAAAACAAAATACCCATATGAAGCCGACTGTTACTGCGAAGAATTAAATATAATACTAGAACATCAAGGTCCACAACACTGTTATATTTACAATAGTTTTCATCGTAATGGAATAAAAGATTTTTTCTATCAATTATATAAAGATGCAGATAAATATAGATTATGCAAAGAAAATAATTGTCTTCTTATTTGTACTTATTATAATCAAACAGAAGAAGAGATCAGAAACCATATTCAACAAATACTGGCTGAACAAGGAATAATCTAAGAATATTGTGAATGAATATCAGCCATTTGTTCAAGGATTTCAATCACTCTAGGATCTTTGTCAGCAATCTTTTTCATTTTACGGCGGATGCCTCCGTACACCCTGATCTTTGTAGATCTTGATTTCTTGTCTCCATCTCCTTTTACAGTACCGCGATAATCTGAATTTCCGTTCAGGCTCTTCGTGATCGAAGATTGGTTCACGCGCAAAATTTTCGCGATCTCGATCTGGGTGTAATTCTTCGACATCAGTGTAATTACTTCTAATTGTCTTTTGGTTAAATTTTCCTTAGCAATTCTCCAAAATTCTTCAATAAGCCTTTCTTTTAATATCAACAATTCTTCTTTATCATCTGGATTGTAATTCTCAACTAATCCTTGACTCTCGCTAAATTCCGACAAAATCTCAATCGGATAACTTTGTTCTGCAAAAAGATGTTGATACCCATTCGATCTATTATTTTTTTTACCCATTCATTTCCTTAGAAGAAGCCATTAATACGCGAAGCCATTTAACATACATATAACACGATTAACCATATCAATATCTTTCGAGCTCCTAAAAAACTCATCTATATCTTTAAATCCTTTCGGAGGACTTAATAATTTAATATTACACACATCTTTATATTTCTCTTTTATCTTAACCTTACCCTTTTGACCAGCCTCATCATTATCAAGCATCAGTATAATATTATTAGTATACCTATGAAGCTGAAACATTTGATATCTAGAAATGTTTGCCCACCCCAACGCCACTACATTCTCAATCCCCATTATATTCAATGAGATCGCGTCAAACTGGCCTTCCGTTACAATCACACAATTTTTCTCTATAATTGATTGTTTAGCCTTATTTAATCCATAGACAAACAGATCTTTTTTACAACCGGCGCTATACTTATATTTATTCAGCTTAGCTTCTTGTCTTTCTTCCTCAGATAATAAACATCTTCCTACTAAGCTTACTATTTCCCCATGTACATTATAAAAAGGCATTAATAAATTATGTTCACTAAAATGACCATGCGCCATCTGACCACCTGAAATATACTTTGGATAATATATATTTAGTTGTTCAAGATCTTTTTTATCAACCAAATCTGTCAAATCACTTAAATGATCATCGGTTGGGAAGTATCCGAATTGCCAAGCCTGCTGATGTTCCTTAGAAAGCCTGGAATTAAGACAAATCCTGGCCTTCTTAGCTTGTTCTGATGTAAGTAAGTGCCTACACGCCAAGACAACTTTATTCAATATTTTTTGTTTTGATTTATGTTGAGCAATGGCGGTCACTTTCCATCGGCCCTATTCTGTGCAGTAAGGTTAACTTTAATCATTTCGGCAAAAGGCTTAGCGACATGATCTAATTCTTTTCCACAGAATGAGCACACCAACTTACCTTCCTTCAATTCAGGTGGGCCTTCCTTCTTACACTTCTCGCCGTTACATTTTATAGCCCATGGTAATTTCTTTTTTTCATTACGCCTTATTTGATCGAAGGACATCATTTGTCGGCGCATGAATGGAGAAATGTTGTTAACTTGCTTTCCACATTCGGTACAATAAGCAATTAAAGTTTCCTTATCAACTACCGGTCTCATTTCTTTATGGCAGTCTTTGTTGTCGCAGAATGATCTATAATCCATTGTTTTCCTTTATAATATTATCCATTTGTTACATTTTGGTCATTTACTTTATTTTTACCAGAGAATTTATATAATATCTTTTTCCAGTACATTAATTAATTCTGACACATCTTCTGGATAGTTTACAGTAATTTCGTATACATGATGGCCGTTTGGTGGTACTCCGAATCCTGATACCTTTATTTTATCACCGTTTTTTATCTTTGGATTGAATTGTAATGTTTTCTCACCTTTTATAGTTCTTAAGCTTTTCTTTGTTCCTTTGAGGGCTTCCAACAAACTAAGCTCAACATTAGATATAACATCATTTCCAACAAGGATAAAATCAGGGTCTTTTTCAACGTTTATAACAATAACAAGTGCATCATACAAATCCATAATCCGATAATTTCCTCTACCATTCATTATTAAGTTGTTACCATTTTGAACACCTGGTGGGATTTGGATTGAAAATGTCTCTGAAGTTTGTGTTTTAGATGATCCATTACAGGCTTTACATATTCCATAGGTAGTGGATCCGGTAGCTGTACATCCATTACAGGGAAGTTCTCTATCATCAGCTGGTTTGAATCCCCCATTAAAATCACCGCCATATTTTCGTTTACCTGTACCATTACATTTCTTACAAGGCACTTTAGTTTTTCCATCTATACAATTGGCACATTTCACTAATCTATTATATGTAATTTCTTTATTTCCACCAAGGACAGACATCTCGAAAGGAATTGATATGGTTATTACAATTGGAGGGCCTGGATGATTAATGACAAAATTCTGGTGAAACATCTGGGCCATACGTTGATTAAGGTCACCGAAATCAATATTAAAACCAAAACCTCCCGTATTAATATTGTTTTGAGGATTGGTTCCATATTTCTCAAGGAACTGGAAAGCTGTATTAATTTCCTTAAACTTATCCTCTGCGCCTGGATCTTTATTTCGATCTGGGTGATATTGTATTGCTAGTTTTTTAAATGCGGCCTTAGCATCTTCCATTGGGGAATTTACGGGTATTCCTAATAATTGACAAGCTTCGTGCGTATTCATTATTTTTTACCAGAAGATTTTGATTTTACATTTGTTTTGGATTTTATTTTTACCGGTTTGGATTTCTTTGGTGGTTTTTGTTGAAGTTTTATATAAGCTAGTGCGACAGAAATTGCATCAGCCACATCCCGAGATTCTTCCATAATTACTTGTTGTTTTGTGCGCTTGTTTATTTTATATAACCATGGATAATCAATATTTAAATGATGAGCTACAAGATCCGGCATATCCTCTTTGGCTGGTAATTGTTTGGATAATTTTAGTGTGTGACGAATTTTTAAAACATTAAGACATTCAGGATTAATATTTAAATTATCAAGAATAGCTAATCTAAGAGTCATATTTAATATTGCAAGAGGAATTGTAGTAGCCGCCGAAGAACTACCCTTCATAAATCTAATATAATCTTCAATAACAAACTCATCAATATTATATTTTATAGCTATACTTAATATATAATCTCTTGCCTGACGCAACATTTCCAAAATACCATTAGTTTTGTCTGGTTTATAATATTCACAATGGACTAGGATTGTATTATAACCATCATAATCAATAATTCCAATCCCTATTACTGAGGTCGATGCGTCAAGCCCAATTACTCTTTTCATGTAAGTGTATATATCAAAAGAAAAGGAGGACCCATTGAAGAATCATCCTTTCCCAATTCACGAACGCCTATGGACAGTAACAATAAGTTAAGCCAAGTTAATATTCTTCTTCACTACTAAGTAAGTCGAAAACAAGATCAGGCGTTAACTGCTTCGTCCGTTTCTGTTTCACTGGTAGAAGGCGCTTGAAAACTATAATCGTCTTCCGTAGCCTCTTCCAACTTTGCTCCTTTGGCCTTTTTCTCTTCCTTGGGCACAACACTACCATCCCAACCAAGCTTCTTTAGGTTCTTGATAACAGTCTCACGCTTCGGGCAAATAAGCTGACGATTAATGATCTTAATAATCACTTCCTCACCACCAATATCAGAAATAAGCTTTAGATCTTCTGCTGACATCGGATCTACCTGTCCACAAACAACACTGTGATAACCTGCTGGCTTCTTGCTCTTTGGATTAAACTTAATGGAAATATCAAAGTCACGTGGGTTAACTTTATCTCCACTCTTACGCATTGAATTAATAACCTCAAGATTATTATCAATTTGTTCCTGAACCAACTGACCCATATCCAATAGCTTTAGTTCAGTAGGATCTGCACGGTCGATAACTACAACATAGTAGCGCTCTTTACCTTCCATACCAAAGAACTCAATTATTGGACAGTCATCATACGTTGGATATGATGTGCGAATACGATCACCGAATGAACTCTTACTGTTTGGAAGCTTAACGCGTGCTTGATAATAAACACCCATATCAGAAACAGCTCTTACAGTATTAAGTCCTGGTAGCAACTTCATATAATTCAAACGCGGAAGATCTTCATCATCGAATCTGCGTTGTTGTTTTTGTGGAGTGCCCCATGGTCGAATTCCTACGGACGGCTTGCTTGTATTTACGTTTGTATTTTCAGTCATTTTGTTTACCTTATTTGTTATTTTGTTTACCTTGATTGGTTTACAGTTTTGGTTTACTTTTAATTTACATTTAATAAGTTAAGATTTAATAAGAAATTTATAAATGTTAAGAATTTAGACTAATCAAAAACCTCCACTTAATCATATATAGTATATCTACTTCAAGTGGTTTAATATTAGCATAAACTCTCGCCCCTGAGAAGCATCCTGCATATTGTTCAACCTGCCACGGTTAGTTAGTTCAGTTTCCTTCAAACGACCCTTGGACGCAGACTTACGCTTGCGTCCAATGATCTTGGGCACTCTAATCTCTTGTTTAACTTGTTCTTTCGAAATTGGCATTTCCTACTTACTCAAGTCCATATTTTAATATGGATAATTAATCTTGCGATTTTTTGTTGTACGTTATGTGATCTATGCGAATTATTCTGCTCCACGGAATTTTGCGATTAATTGCTTTTGGTTCCGTTTTGCCATTTATTGATGCATGAGGATCTTTAACTAGTTTTACCGCTTGTGTTTTATTTAGCAGGTAACCAATTCTTATCTCTAGAAATGCTGAGTTTTCATTTAAATCTTGCGACTTATAATAAGCAATTCCTTCGGGTTCGGACGGGTCTTCTGCCACTATAATATATATCGGTTTAATAGCAGATCTATCTACTGGTTGTGCATTAAAAGATGTCATTAATCCTCGGTATTTTAAGCTAAAACATAAGAAAAGTTAAGATTGGTCTATTATTTGTTGGTGGATATATTATTTTTCCAAAAGGTTGCTGGGAACTGTGTAATTGAAACGAAGTAAGCTTTCCATTACTCGACACAAAAAGATTAATATGTTTGTGTAATTCATAATCTACATTTGTCTCGAACTGATCTGTTTCAAACATACCATGGTTAGAAGACCAAACAGTTATCTTGCCATTTGTTACAGAAGTATAATAATTAGGAATTTGTTTTTTATAAAAATATCTAACATACATTGATATAGAATCAATAAAACCATCTTTATTAGCATCAAAATTTAATTGTGTTCCTGCTGGAAATATAACAACACCAGTTTTTTGAATAAGGCTTACATTTATAGGTTTTGTAACAACCTCAAAAGTAGATGCGATAATATCTGATTGCTTAAGCTGAAATTTAATATCTACAGGAGTTATTAATTTACCATCTTTTACATCAACAACAGATGCGTCAGCAACAACATGTTCATTAGATTCTGTGGTTATAAAATTATTTTTCCTAAAATCATCAATAATTCCAAATGGCAAACTACCATCACTAACACCACAAACAGATTTATCTCCTCTTTTATAATGTTGTGCAATCATTCCTGGTTCAAATTCACAATCAGTATCAACATCATATAAATTAGATATTGAGTTTCCTAATCTAATTATTCTTAACATTATTCATCATCCTCGTTCAAATCATCTACATCTGGTATCTTACTCTTTACTTCTTCCATCAAATCAATTCCAGATGCAGAAACACAAAGATCAAGCTCGGCAATACAATCTTCACCACCAAACAAATGATTCTTCTTTACCTTTGCAGATGTTACAATTCCGTATTTTACCTTTTGCTTATTCTTAGTACGGGTGAGCGTTTTCTTCCTCGACATTTCTAGAATAAGGGAACTAAGATATTCCAGTTCTGCCCCGCCCTTTTGTTGATAACCAGATTGCATGAAACCAATCTTTGCATAAACCTGATTGATACAAAGAATAGCTATTGTATAATTTCCATCTTCATCACGGAACTTCTCAATTAGCTGATTGAATCGTCTGATTGCCCAAGAAACTTCCTTTGCTGTAACGCCTGGTTGCTTGCTATAATCATCATTCTCTTCATCTTCGGCAGAGTTAATTGATGCTCCAACAGAATCCCAATTAATCAAGATCTTACAATCAGGATCCATTTCTTTAGCTGCCTTTACATAAGCAACCACCTGTTGAACACCCTCTAGAATATTTCTGCTTGGTGCCACTACAATCTGAGAAGGATCACCACCAATCCTATCCTTGTAGCGTACTGAATCAAACTTACCCTCGGCATCCCAGAGTACAACCAAAGCTCCCTGTTCTTGGGCAGCCTTCATAAATAACATTGCGGCTGTGCTTTTTCCTGAATCTGGTCTGCCTGCAATTTGAAAAATACGCCCATAAGCAAGACCAAGAAGACCAGTCAAAGGCTTCCAAAACTTATTTAGGTCTGATGATGTTATGTAATCACTAGGATCTGTTGATAAAACAATCATATCACCAGTCTTCATGCGTGTAGTAAGTGGTGACTTCTTCTTATCAAAACGCCCCTTAGCCTTAGCAACAAGATCATTAATATTAAGCTTTGATCCCATTGTTGGTTTTTCGTCAGTATTTATCTTTTTCGCAGCCATTTTTCCTTTTATTATACCGGTTTCTTTATAGATCTAAATGTAAGATGAGCTTCTTTGAGCAATGATTGAATATTTGACAAATTCTTATAATCTCGCTCAGCTATATTTTGCTCATCAGAAATACGCTTTACATCTGGATCAATTATAATTAGTTGAGATAATGCGCTCTCTGTAACTTTTTTACCATCAACAATTGGATCTTTCCTCAGCTTTGCGTATGCGGTAGCTTTAGCAAAATCAATGTCACGCTTTAAGGATCTTGACCGCAAATCAAAAGCAGCTAAATCAGATAGTAAGGCAGCTTGAGCAATTAAACACAAAGCAGCCATTGCAGTAGCATCATCCTCATCGAATGTGCCGCGAGACAAGGAATCTAGCTTTAATAGAACCTTGTGATATTTTTCTTCAAATCCAGTTATGAGATCATTTACATCAGTATCAGTTGTCATCTGCTTTTATGGGTGACACCTTCTGCTGCTCGACCTCAACTTTTAAGGAACTAATATCTTCTTTTAGTACATTAATTTCATCAAGTTGTTCTTTAAATTTAGCTTTTCCTTCGGTTATAAATGCAGCAACTTGATCTTGAGAAATCCTTAGTTGTTGATTTACCATTAGGCTAACCAAGAAAGTAAAGACTTCCATTGATGAATATTTCTTGTATGGAGGCTTAACAAATATAATAATACCGTCATCATTTACTTCAAAATGATCCTGGAACAAATCTTTTCCTTTGAAGTTTGGGCGGTCATAAGCCTTGCAAATTTCCTCATAAAAAGAAAATTCGTCATTAGTAAGGCGGACTTTCTTATTGTCTATGATTCTTATTTGGGTTAATTCTTTGGCCATTTATTTATCTTTTGCTATTTGTGCGTCTATGTCTCTAAAAATTTCCACATCACAATCATACTGTGCCTCTACAACAGATCTGGCATAATCTTCTCGACATCCACGCCTATTCATATACCTTAGAGTTTGTTCTTTAATCCATTCTACTGGACGGCCACATGAATCTCTTTCTTCATCCATTATTTTTCCGCTCTTGCCATAAAGAAAAATTCTTTAATGCCATCAACAACTTCCATATCGTTGGTAACTAATCGACCCTTAATAAAAATATCACCATTATTACACACCTTAATAACCTCTCCATATTTGGGTGTATTAAAACTAATATTTCCATAGTTTGGGTTATCTACATCAAAATATAAAAGATGATTATTAGTCTCAACAATTTCATCACCATTAGAATAAAGAAACTTACTAAATTCTTTATTAGATTTTTCTTCATCTTCCAAATTCATTTTGTCCTCCTAAAACCACCAGCACCCTCTTCAAAATTATTCTTGGATTTCTCTTTTTTATATTCTTCCTTCATAGCCTCAAATGATTTTCTTACATCAACCCTTTCACGCTCTTCTTTATATTCAGAAACAACATCTTCAAGTTCATCCTGAGTAATTCCTTTTTCTCCTAGCTTTATTAATTCAGCAATTTCTAAATCTTTTCTGATAATCATATTAATCCTTTTGTTACATTTATTAGTTTTTATATTTTTACCAGAGAGTTTATTTATTTGGGACGGAAAATACAAATATCTTTCTGGTAAAATCAATAAAGTGACCGAAATGTATATTATTCTTTTTGATCTTTAATAAATTCACTACTAAACTTTTTTATTTCATCAAGCGCATCTTTCATTTTAGATTTAGTATCATCATCCATATATTTAGATAATACATTAGGATCATTACACCTACGCTCAGACTCTTCCTCAAAATGCCTTCTTATTGCTTTTGATTTTTCACTTACACGACTAGGCACACCCCTACTAAAACACCCGCCTTCACCAGCTAAAAGAGCAGCCTTACCCTTATCTTTCTTCTGCCTACACAATGCTAAATACTCTCTACCACCTTCACTTTTAGATAACCGCTCTTCATGTGAATAATTGACCTTATCAGTTATACAAAAATCAATAATATCTTTCAAATTAGTAGTTAAAAAGAAAGGTTCATCGGATATTGAACCTGATTTAACATAATAAATTCCATCTTCCCTCATCTTATCAATTTCTTCTTCAGTTGGCTCTTCGTATTGGCTCTTTGATTTATTATTGTCTTTAATGAACTTATCTAGTTTTATTTCATTTCTAGCCTTTAACTCATCAAATGTAAGGTTATACGAATCTTTATTAGATATTGGATATTTTTCATCATTTAATGTCTTTTCTACCCTTGCCCTTTTAATAAGATCCAATAAATTAATAATAGAAATTGAAAATGTATCAAAATCCTCATCAGTAATATGGTTCCTAATATCTTCAGAATCATACTTCTCTACAATATTCTTAACCTTTCCAATAAAATAATTAATATCATCTACCATACTATCATCTCCTAAACACACCCTTGCCAACCCCATTTATCGCATCCTGAGCCTTAATCTTCTTGTGCAGCTCATTTTGCAATTGCTCCCTACCCCTATCACTCTGCATCATTATCTGTTCATACTCACTTATCTTACTAGCCCCTTTAATTTCTTGATCAATTATCTGGCTTACATTCATTGGACCTGTAGGAGCATTATTACTACCAGACTCAGCAAATGGATCAATTCCCTGAGACTTTAATAATGCATATGTCATTTGATCCTCAACATCAGAAGACGCATCAGCAACCGTCTCAACCAGATCAGGATCTTCATACGGATCCTTTACCCCATTAATTAAAGAAGCAAACTCCGCCATCTGCTTATTCTTTAAACCCTTAGCCTTCTCAGCAAGCTCTTGGGTCCTTGCTACATATTTCTCGGCATCATTGCGCTTTACAAAATCATTGACTCTAGGCGCAATCTTTAACTGGCTATCATTAATTTCACCAGGCACACTACCCACAGCACTACCCTTATTATGAAATTTCTCAACAGGAACAGCATCACCCATCTTCTGAAAACGATAATTAGACAAAAGCCAACCAGCTACTCCCTGAGGATTATTAGGCATGCGAGTTAATGCATCAGACAACTCTTTCAATAGATCTTGGGTGGCTTCATTCATTATAGCAGAACCACACGACGGACAAGAATTTAACTCAATTGCCTTAACCCAAATAGGCGGAACATCAACACCACAACTAATACATCTCATAATTATCCTATTATTTTATATACCACTCAGGAGCATTTGAAATATTGTTTTTTAATAACTTATCTATACCAATTATAGATAACATTACATGCTTATTTTTATATTCATCTCCAAGCTCACTAAATAAAAACCCAATTTTCCAACATACAACACAATCAAATTCAGATAAACATTTTTTAATCTGTAAATTTGCTTCTTTATGTGTGAATTGTTTTGTAATCCAAGAACCACGAATTATACCATTACTCTCAAAACAATCTAACCAAACAAATTCTTTACCATTAAAAACTCTTACGCGCGCTTTTATATCATCACATTTGTACATTGGGTATTGAGTATTAGAATTATATTCATCCCACAATATTCTTTTTTCCATAATAAACTCCTAACTCTCTAGTAAAAATAATCAATCAAAACAATGTATCATCAACAAACATTATTGGTTTCTTTAAATTTAATCATATCTTCAAATAATAAATCTAAATTATCAAATTCTACAGTTTCTATTTGCATATAAATTCCTACTCTCTGGTAAAATCAATAATAAACAATCAACGTATCATCATCAAATTATTCTTCCTCATCATCAACCGTAGCCATCCCTTCATCCAACAACTCACTTTCCAATTCTTCGCAAAGCTCCTCACCTGTCATCAAATCAGCCTCCTCCTTCTTAATCTTCTTGGACCGGGGCATCTTTACCTTCTTAGACTTGCGATCCTCAGGTAGACTTGGTGGAGCCTTACAATCTAATATATCACTCAATATAAAACTTGTACTATGCTCATTCTCCCATTGAAATTGTCCCAAAAACCTAATAGCTAACCCAATCTCAATATTCTTCTTTAATTCAGCAACCCGCTCCTTCATCCCTTCCCATGCCTCAGGAAAACATAGCAAAGTAGATTCATCACCCCATGGATCCTTAATTGATAATCTAGCCATCTCTTTGCCAAATATCTTAGAATCTTCCTTCTTAACTGTAAAAACAAATAATCCAGTTATCACAGCTTCCATTGGCCTTATTTTTAAATTGGCTAGAAAATGTGTATTAGCCTTTCTATTCGCCCGCTCATCATCCTCATACTCAAGATGCCATGGAAACATTTGTTGCATGGCTGTAAATGGAACCGTCTTCTTCCTATCAAAGAATCCAGGATACCGATCGAAAGTATCCCCACTAATACCCTCACCCATGTAAAATTCTTCTAGAGCAAATAACTCCTGAATTGTCCATGGCGCTTCTTCTGGAAATGGATAATTGAACTCAGATAAATGTTTTTGCACACGCTCAGGTGATATCGCTACATCTTCATTCCCAGCCTTAGCCCAAATCTTATCCAATTTATCCATATGAGAACGAAGCTTTGCCCTATAATCTGATGCATATAGGAACATTAATTTTCGATCCATACCAAACGAATCCAAACTACCTGAGGCTGCCATTGCCTGAATACTTGGCGAACGAACCTTGGAAGCATCTGTTCGGTAGATTAAATCCTGAAAACTTGTGAATGGACGCTTTGAAATTAACTCCGGAATTGCATCCTTGCCCATATATTTCAATGAATCCAACCCGGTTATCAATGTCTTATCATCAATAATCTTCCAGGATAATTGCGATGTATTAACTTCGGGAGGAACGATCTTTACATTATGATTACGAATTTCAGTCTTGATTTTATTGATATTATCTTTAGTTGATTTAGCATTTGAACTTACCTGTGACATTAAGTTGGCAACTAAAAACTCAATAGGATAATTAGCTTTAAGATATGCGGTTTGATAAGATAACATACTATATAAAACAGCATGGGAAATATTAAAACCATATCCACCAAACTGAGCTATTGTCTCATCCCAGATCTTTGTAGCAATATCTTCTGGTATTTTGTTTTTAATAGAATCTTCAATAAATTCTTGTCTCCACTTTTTAACCTTCTCAGGATTCTTTCCTTTTTCTTTTGTAAGCTTCCGGAGTCGATCAGCATCATGAAGGTCCCAAGCAGCTATATCCTGGGCTAAATAAAATAACGATTCTTCAAATAATCCAAATCCATATGTATAAGAAAATGCTCTGTGTAATTTTGGATGGAAAAGAGACATTTTTTCGTCACCATTCCTAACCTTTATAAACTCGGGAATAATATCTTTAGCCGCTGGACGAACAAGCGCAGTAATCAAAGCAATATCAGCTACATTTTTTGGCTTTAGCTTTTTACAAACATGTACCGCTGTTGCTCCTAGTTGAAATACACCAAAAGTATCGCCTTCACCAAGAAGATTATATGTTTTTTCATCATAACCCTCATAATCAAAATCATCCTCAATAACTTTACCATTTTCGCGAATCAGCCTATATGTTTCACCAACTATATCTAATGTTTCTACTCGTAAAAGATCTATCTTAACCAAACCATTTTGTTCAGCTACATCCTTGTCATACTCAAGAACAAGTGCCCCTGAAGCATCACGTCTAAGTGGAACCAATCCAACAAGTGGTTTTTTGGAAACAATAATTCCACCAGCATGCATTGATAAAGCTCTTGGTTTTCCACACAACAAATCACCATATTCAACTAATTCTGGATATTGCTTAGCATATTCAGCAAATAATGGAGCGTCCTCTAAAGCCTTTTTTATTGTATGTATTTCTGCGGGAATAGAATCAGCAATATTTTCACCAATCTCAGCAGCCGCGCTTCTACCCTGACCACCAAACTCAAATACCCTAGCAATATCTTTAGCATAAACCTTTGGGGTTATAGTATTTATATTTGATATATTACAAACATTATCTTTTCCATACTTATCACATAAATGATCATATAACTTATCACGACCAAGTGGAGAAACGTCCGAGTCTATATCTGGAAACGATTCCTTATATTTATTAATGAATCTGGCAAATAATAATCCATACCTTTTTGGATAAGCCATATGAATATAATTACAAAAGGCAGATAAAGATCCTCCAGCCGATCCTCTTCCAAAATTAATCGGTATATTATTTGCTCTTCCCCACCGTAAAAACTCAGCAACAATAAGCATGTAACCGGAGAATTTTCTAAACTCTAATACATCAAATTCCTCCTGCATATTTACATAACACTCATCTTTATCTTCAGCAGGTATCTTTCCATCATTTATTTTCTGCTCTAAACCAATCTCACTACGATACCTATAGAATAATGCATCATCAGGTACCTTCTCATCATATAGCTTACTTGTCTTCTTCCACTCACAAAACTCATTATAATCCGACTCATCTTTATAAGGAAAATCTGGCAATTGATTCTTTTCACCAGTAGAGACCGCAGGATCAATCCAATCAGAAGCCTCACACTTATCCGCATAATAAACCGTATTCTCGAACAAAGACTCTACAAATTCTTCTCCCCAAAGCTTTATGTGTCTAGAAAAATGCTCAAAAATCTGATCCGAATCCTTAATATAGAAATCATGCTTATCATAAATCAATCTATTACCAGAACTAATTGGTTGTCCAGATGCATTACAAATATAAACATCATGAGCTGAGTGATGTTCCTTCTTCACATAATGAGCATCGGTGGCTACAATACAACGAATCCCCAATTCCTGACCAATCCTCTTAAGTGCCATATTAATCTTCTGCTGATTAATTGGACCTGAGTAAGGAGATGGCCGGCGCTGTAAATTATGTGGTTGCAGCTCTAGTGTAAAATCATCGCCAAAAATATCCTGCAAACGCTTAGCTGCTGCTTTGGCTTCATTATATTGATCGGCCATAATAAATTGACCAACCACACCATTTCCACAGGCTGAGGTGCAGATTATGCCTTCTTTATATTCCTCAAGCAAACTCCAATCAACTCGTGGGACAGCTCGTTTGAAAGCTAGTGTAAACTTATCAAAGCCACGTTTATTGATTGTTAGTAAGTTTTTGTAGCCAATTCCATTCTTAGCTAATAAAACAAGATGACGAAGGGTTGTATCTTCATCATTGCTAGAATCGTCAACAAAATAAGCCTCAAGACCGGCAATAAGCTTAATGTCTGATTTCTTAGCTGCCTGATAAGTATCCCATAAAGCAGATAAGGATCCATGATCGGTTACTGCAACAGCTGATTGTCCGGCTTCTTTTGTGGCGGAGATAAGTTGTTTTGGCTCAATTAATGAATCGCCAATTGATCCTGTGGTATGATTATGCAGTGATACGTAATTCCTCATTTTCTAGAACCTCTTTATTGATAATTAAACTGGTAGCCATTGCTGAGGCCCAGTAGTAATTACCTGTTGCGCTAGAGGTTCTCGACACCAGATCTGAATACTTGTCACCATATACATCAGCTACAACAACCATTAGGCCTGCCAGCTGAATATCTGACACAGGATCTTTTTCATCAAATAAATCTAGACATTGATCAAGGATATAATTTGCTGCTGATTTGGTATTACGGGTTAGTAGGGTTATTGTTGTAAATGTGATATGATTTCTGACATAGCGAACAATATTACTAAGGCTCTCTGGTTCTAGGGTTTGTAGATCTCCTAGTAATCTGCTTATATAGAATTTAATTTTCATAAGTTACATCTGGTATCATTAAAATACCTTGCTTTGATTTTGGAGCTAAATTGCGTATTCTCTGTATTTCATCCCAAACAAACTTTATATCTTCTTCTTTGCCGCCTATCCATTCCCCAACTTCTGCCTCTTGCATTCCATAAGACAACATCAAAATAACAATTTCCGTTTTAGACATATACATTTATTGGTTTTTTATTATTTTACCAGAGAGTTTATTTATTTTGTGGGAGGCTTGAAAATGGTTGGTTAATCTTGCTTTCAGTGTCCCAGAATCTAATCTCATTAAAGACAGAATTGATTAGACGTTCTATTAAATCATACCTACCGGCGTTTTGGATTTCGGCAAGTTTATTATCAAGTCTCTCTATTAATGTTTTAGTATATTCGGATTTGTTTTCCATATTAACCTGCAGGAATATCAACCAGCATTTTAAAGGTATTCTCCAAATTATCTAATAAAATATGGCAATTACTGGAACCACCACATCTAACCTGGACCTTAGTGCCTCCAAAAGGAGCTGATGCGGTTAGTCCATTCTTTTCTATGTGAAATACACCAACTCTAGAATAAACATCTGAAGTAATGTAACCTTCCTGTTTAAAAGTAGCTAAACAAGAACGTGCAAGGGGGGCATCAAGCTCAAAAATATACCCACGGCCACCACAACAAGCTTTGACTAATGTTCGCTTCATTCAATGCCTTATTTGTTTAAGAAAAGCTGAGGCCTCTTTAGAATTGATTATTTTCATGCTATCTACTCCTGGGACTGAACTAATACCTATTGGCCCAATGAAATTTTGCCCATTTCTTTCCTTACAACTCCATCTAGCGTAATATACCAACAAAAACATATGCACGAGTCTTTCACGTATAAGCTGTACATATTCTTTGATGTCACAAGTATTTTTAGTCCAGTATATATCTACCAATTTTTCGAAAAGCTCACGGTGTGGAATCTGATCAAATGGTCCCTTTAAGGTTTCATCTCCCAAATTAAAAGGTGGACAAAAAGACGGAAGCTCAGGAGGTATCTTTATCCCTAAAATTTTGAGGCTTGTGGCACAACTTTTATAATTACCAAGTACAGAATAAGATTTTCCAAATTTATAATCAGGTTTAATTATGCTTCCAGACATAACAGGCGGATCAATAGTAGGGTTAGTGAACAAACAGTCAACAGGATGTGCATTAATATTTAATACAGCATCAAAACCTACAATTTCAACAACATGTGGTCTATTAGTCGTATCTATAATATCCCAATGAATATTGCTTCTTTTATATTTATTCTCTTGGATTTTTTTATTTATTCTGTCTATATTTTCGAACATACCTTCCATATCAGGGTTGGAGGTATGCAAACCATCTTCGTATTTTAAAGTATTCATTATCTTTTTCTTTCGTTATTCCTAATAGATTTCTTTGTCTTAACTAGTAATCGATAATCCAAATCTATCTAAAAGTAATTTAGAAAGATCTGTTTGTTCTTGTTTAGAAGTTTATATTCTTTAATTGTTTTATCGAACATATATTTAGTGTCGCCGCCTGCTGATAGTGATATTACGCGGGCTAACTGTGATAATAATAACCCAGGACTTTCGCTATATATTTCCGTTTTCATTCTAGATTACGCCAGTTGTATGACCAACAGAACGACCTTTATATACCAATTTTTCATAGCCTTGTTTAACACCAGCCAACAACTTTGCATGATGTTCGGCTATCATCTTTCTCTTTATTTCCTTACGCTCAGACTTCTTATTTATTGCCGCGGTCATTCGCTTAGTGCGGCGGTTTGAATACCCAGCTTCAGTAAGTCTTTTAAATGTTGATAGTTTCATTTGTATCCTTTTTTACCATAAGGTCATTAAGAGCAGACTCAAGCTTTAATCTATAAAACTCTGAATCTTTTTCTTGGGCTGCAGTTCTTCGTTCATTTTCTTTTCGACCGGCCTTCTTCCTAAGTTTACCCGCTTCCTTAGCCTCTTGTTTAGATGAATGACCTGCCGCAAACAATTTCTTTAGCTTATTATATACTGCCGTTTTCATTAATCATTATCCTTAGTAACAGGCCCACCACGAGAATTGAATAGATATACACAAAAATCAACCTTAGCCTTCTCAAGATCAATTTCACCAGTATAATAAGACTTAAGCTCCTTTGCTAAGTCTTGTGCCGCCTTAAGCTTATCATCATTCTTCATATCAAAAGCTGTATTGGATATATTTCTAACAGCCTTAATTATATCCCTTTCAAGCTCATCAGTTTGCTTTGATTGTGCTGCGGTTCTCCAATCATCACCCAATTTATTCCAAGTCTTCTCTGGAAACCCATCCGGAGCTGTACTAACCTTCTTATTCTTCTTCGGTTTTGCCATTATATTTCTCCTTAACTTTCTATAATATTTGCTTTATCAGCGACCCATTGTAGCGTAAATTCATCCTTAATCGAACTAAGCAACATCATGGTTTGAGCCTGGTTCTTTAGAATTTCTTTCGGATCTCTTCCAGTAGCTCTAACATGCTGCTCAAGATAATTATGTGCCTCAACATCATTTAGTACAGAATCAGGCTCGCTCTCACGAACAGAATCCAATACCAATGACAAACGAGAATTTCTCTCTGCTTGCTCTATGTACTTCTTTTTCTCGTCCTCGACCTCAATCTTATCAAAATCAACACCAGACTGAGCAGCGATATACTTAGCTTCTTGTTCGATAAGGAATTTCGGTATCTCAAACTTATTATTCTCAATAAGCTTCTCTGCAACCTGAGATCTAATATCATTTTGCTCAGTTCGTGTTATTGAAGCCTTGGATATACTAAGCAATTTACCATTAAGCTCCTCAAGATTTTGAACTCCCAATTGCTTAAAGAACTCTTCATCAATCTCGTGCGGCTTCTTCTTTACTCCCATATGAACAGTCACAGAAAATTTAGCTGTCTTACCTAGAATAGATTCAGACCCACTATCGAACTTAAATTCAAACTCCTTAGTTTCATCTGCCTTCATTCCCAATAGATTATTATCAAATCCAACCCAACGATCTGATCCGATTTGATACATTTCTCCTTCAGCTACACTTCCGTCAAATGATTCTCCGTCAATTGTAGCTGTGAAAGAAAATGTTACTTGATCTCCAATTTCTACAACATCATTCTCTTCATATGGCTCTGTTTCACCAAGACGAAGTTGCAAATCAAGCAAAGATTTCTCAACAAGAATATCATCAGTCAGATCATGTTTTGTCTTATTAACATCAAACTTAATATCACTTAATGTAAATTCTGGTTTCTTAGACAGATCAACATCACATGAAAACTTATTCTTCTCAATTACAAAGTTACTGAAATTAGGCTGACCAATTACCTTGATATTCTGATCAAAGACAATATCATCTATTGCTTGAGTTGCCATTTCACGAACAACATACTGATTAATTTGAGAACGAAGTCTTACCTTAATAATATGATCAGGTGCTTTTCCTTTCCTGAATCCTGGCACCTGAAGTTTTCGACAAAGTTCTACAGCCCCATCAACCTTACCAACAACCACATCAGGATCGGCCTCGTAATGTACCTTGATCTTGCAATATTCAGGCTCTTCTAGAATATTTACTATTGGGTATTTAGTATCGGCTGATGGACCTACACGATATTTTCTATATGGTTTCTTCTCAAAATCGCTGCTTAGACTCCAGCCGCTCCCATCATTTATTTCAACAGGAAGATTGCCAGTAATACGTACCAAAGCCTCTGAATAAGTAATTTGAGAGCGCTTATGAATCTCATCAATTTGTCTTTGAGATAATTCTCCTGGCAAAGCTAAATCATACGTATTATGATCTGGTGTGTGAATTTCATTAGTATTAATAGTTGCTTCTTCCATATTTACCATTTCCTTATACCTACAACAGGTTTGCTCTTTACTTTCTTAAGAAGACCTTTAGCAGTCAAATAATCTTTTCCAGCTTTACAATGATCCAAATAATCACAGTATTTACAAAGAAACTGAGGATTAGGTCTCCACAATTTCTCTTCTTCGATATTAAAAGCATACCGCAGGAACTTCTCGGCTACTTTTATTACCTCTTCTCTAGTAAATTCATGTGTAATATAATCAAAGTTATGTCTGAGCAAAACAAATGATCCTCTGATTCTTTCAATGCTTTCATCTTCCAAACATAAAGCATAGCAATATGTTATCAGCTGGAAAAAGTCTTTAAGATATTTTGGATCTTTTGTTGTCTTATAATCTATTACGTGAATCATTCCATCAGGATCTCTTTGGATCCGATCAATAAATCCATTCAATAATACTTTGTCATTAATTACTATATAGAATGGCGCTTCAACCTCAATTATATTAGGCAATCCATCTTTTACAATAATTGCCTTATACTCATCGATTATTTCCTTGGCCTCCTTATATTGAAAGCCAGTCATCAACTCGCTGTACTCATTATAAGCAAAAGTCCAAGCTTCCTCAATTTTAGCTCGCCATTCGCTTCCTGGATTTTCTAATAAATAACGATGAAAAGTCTCAAGAACCAAATGTAGATACTTCCCGAATATATGAAAATCCCTATCAATCCTTGGCAACTTATCTATATAACAAAACTTATATTTAGCCGCACAATCATCAAATGTCTTGGCCTTGCTTACTGATAATTTAATTTGCCCTTTACAATGATTTAGACTATTTAAATAAGACTCAGCATCTTCCCTTAATGAGAAGATCTTTATTTTAATTTGCATTGCTTATAACTTAAATTTTACCAGCCCTCGACACAAAAATAACTTTATGATACATTATTTATTAGCCTTTATTTTTACCAGAGATATTTATTTGTTTAAACCGGCAAATATAAAAACCTACTTTCTGGTAAAAATATTAATAAACAATCAATGTATAATCATCAAACTATACTAATGACCTATATTTAAACGGAATCCACTTAAATACCTTACCCATACCATCACCCCTAGCTGTTACCATATTAGATAAATTAGATGTAGGGTTTTGTGAACTGTTATATGGCTCCTTCGATATAATCCAACGCCCCACCCTATTGTCATAATAATAATAAGTCATCGTGTTGTGAGTAGGGTTATAATGAGCTCGGACAAATGAACCCGATGTCGTAATTGCATCATTAATAGTAAGCATTGATCCGTCTCTACTTTTAGTCTGATCCTCTAAATCGAAATGAGATCTGTTGATTAATGGAGTAGAAAATTCAGGCTCATCACTGGAATCTTGGAAAATAACCAAAGCACGAGGATTAAACAAAGGCATTGTTGGCCACTTACCACCCTTGCCTACATGCGGATCAGAAGCATTGGTACTTTCTACTTGAGTATTATCATTACGCGGCTTTACCCATAGTACTCGGCCTGGCATAGTACCAACACCTCGTCCAGTCTGCCCAATACTATCCGTCTCAGAGAATAAGTTTTCATATTTAGACTTAGAATGAACAAAATACCCAGCACCACCACCAGGAGCATAATTTCCATTAATATCAGGTGTTTGTTGGACTGTATATCCATCAGGGTGTCTATGAGGATTATCTTGCTCATCAACTATTACCCCACCAGTATTTCCATATTCAGCCAATTCAGCAAGATTACCAACCTGAGATCCAAATGGAAACGTAGCCCCACTATAACCATGACGGTTCTTAATAGTACTTCTTGGTCTTCTTGATCCGACAATATTAGTCTTGTATTCTTGTGTAATTATAGGTGAACTGTCGGATCCGTTTGTAGCAAAAACCTTTAATTCAACATAATCTACATCGGTCGGTAATTCTATAAAACCAATCGCTACCTGACTATTAATATCAGGAGTACTGCCATCCAATGAATAAAAAATTGTGGCAGGAATATTAGTGCTCAGGGTAATATTTGATGGAATGCCCGCAACATATTCAAGCGGAGAATTGGTTATGCTTATTGTTAATACGGCCATATAATCTCAAATAATAATCATGCTTTAATTAATTGTAGAAATTTATTATTAAATGATACCTGGCCTTTCTTCTTGTTATCATTATATATTTTGTGTGCAACCCGTCTCAATACCCTTCCAATTATGAAGTAATTTTCATTTCCAGTTGTTCTATATAATGAAAAAAATGAATCTGATTGATCGAGTAAAACACATTCAGGATATTCAAAATGTTTACGAGCAGCAGCGGCATTCTCTAGCACATGATTAAAAAAACTATTTTCACCAACCTGCTTAAGGAGGCCTTCATATTCCGTTTGAACACGCTTTGTAACTTTTGCAGGCATCAATTACATGCATTATTAATGGTATATCAGTATTTGCTCATTATTAATCCATCACGCCTATAATCAAATTGTAAGGCGGTATTAAAGTCATTTTTGGCAATATATCCAGCAATTTTCTTTAAAGTATCAAAATCCCCTGTAGTAGCCCCGATTAATAGATCTGGTTCAATTGCTGCCACCTGAGTCTCAGAAGCATGCCCATCAGTAGAAACTGGCATATCAACCCGAACAACCTTAATTACTAAACCACCAACTGAACGAATAGCCTTTGCCTCATTTGGGAATCTTGTATCAGGAATCAAAACATTATTACGATCCTTTACATCATCCAACACACATTGAACCCAATAATCATCCTGTACTTTGCGCGTATATTCCGTACCAAAATATTGTAAAATTTCTCTTGGATTATTTGCTACCTTATCTTGTTTTTGCAAATCTAGTCCAGTTTCAATTCTCAATGCATCCAAAGACAAATCCATAACAATAGGCGTATCAAACAAGACCTCCTTAAGATCCTGGTCGTTGAATTGCTCGTTAGTTAGCCCAAAGACTTTCCCAGCAATTTCCTTCAACCTATCAGCAAAGTGCGTAATATAAAACTTTGGATTGGCTTCCTGAATAAATCTAGCCAACGTATCTTTGCCATGCTTCTTCATTCCAGCTATACAATATAATTCTCTATTCATTTTATCCTCAGCTAAAGTCCTGACGCTCTTATTAGGCTAGTTTATTCCCATGCTTATAAGGTCTTGTTTGGTTATATGAATCTTTCACAATAATTGCTTGTCCTAAATCTATTCCAAGCGTCTGTGCAGTGTCCATAGCCCTTATACACACATCAGCTAATTCTTCAGCAGCACATGACAAATTAATTGGTTTATCACATTGTTTTAATAGATTTCCTTTACGGTAGGCCTCGAATAATTCGCTGATTTCCCCATGTAAATTCGCACAGAGCTCAGCAAACCTTCCGCCACCTTCTAGTAAACCCTCATCATTTTCATGGAAACCAGATTCACTAGCAACACCATATACGTGCTGAGTAATCTCATTAATTGCTTTAGCTTGAGATTTCTTGATCTTTGTTACTTGTCTAGTTGATTTATTATTTGGAGACATATATTATTTAATGCTTTGAATAATTGTTTCAGAGAGATCTGGACTTGATAATATTGCAATCAAAGCATCACTTACTTGAGATGTTAAATTTTTTACATTTTCTACAGCTGTTTCCATATAATGATCTTTACACATTTTAGGTGGCATCCGTAGCTTTATATCAACTTGCATTTTACCAATAGCGCAATTAAACTCTAAAGGCTCCATTTCCAAATAAGCAGATGGTTCTAGTATGTCTTTTGGTTCGGTTTGAATTGTAACTTTCATAAATAACTTCCTTTCATAATACTATTGCTAAACCCCTGATGTGCTCGACTAAAATAAATCACCAAGCCGTCACTACCCTTGCCTCAGCCCCATCGTCACCTTCTTCAACAAGAATGGCGTGAGAGAACTTATCCTTCAAATCATTATTATGTGTAATGACAAATATAACATAATCTTTCTGCCACTTCTTTACACAATCGCTAAACGCATCTACACCGGCCGAATCAAGATGTGCATCAACCTCATCAAATATTAAGAAATTAATCTTAATACCAATTCTTCTCTGTATAACATTAGCCAAGCCACGTTTAAAAGCCAATGCAATATAAACGTGTTGACCATGAGATAGTTGAGAATAATCCTTAACAACACCATTACGCCTATATTCAAAATTCAAATCAGCATCAATTTGCACATCAAGCTCTGGGCGCAATTCCTTTAAAGCTATATTTGCCTCTATCTGTAAATCATCTAAGATTGTTTGTATAATAAAGTTTGGAATTCCGCTA